TTGCTTTCCATGTGAAGCCCGGACCATTCCAGGCTTTGACCGTAGCCGGTCATGATGCGGGGCGCCTCAGCCCCCCGCCCCATGATCGTCAATGCGCGGTTAGGTGTAGAATGATATGAAGCAGCTCCAGGAGCAGGTGGAGCGCATGGTGCCCCCCATGCTTGTGGCGGCGCCTATGCCTGTGACTCATGCCCTCTCAGGCGTCCAGCAAACGCTAAGCCATAGGCCATTGCACTGGATTGCCCGCGCCTCTGTCTCGCCTTCCAGCCGGTGCCAGATGCAGACTCCCTCCGGCGTTTCACGGTTATGCGCGGCCCAACCATAGAGGCATGAAATTTCCACGGTAACGGGAATCGGATCATGATCTTCAAAATATTCATCATCCATGAAGGATTCGCAAAGATTTGTGTATGCCTCTTTGAGCGATTCAATCTCTTGCTGCACCATGGCGCGGATAGCGCAATCCGCGACGGCCCTAGCATATTGCACCATGGCTTTCTGGAATTCGCTTGCCTTGAATTGCGCGCCGCCGGCGTCGGATAACTCTTCCGCTTCAGAGCCATGTTCGGATTCATAGCGCTGGATGATCTCCTCGCAATCCGCGTAATAGGTGCAGGCGTTTTCTGCTTCCCCGCCCACCTCATCGTTTGCGGCCTCTTGCAGCTCATCGAAATAATCCGCGCTCTCAATCTTGTTACCGACCGACTCAATGGCGACGGAGATAGCGGAAGAGACATGAAGTTCAAGTTTTACGGTCATTCGGTTTCTCCAGATTCGCGCTAACCCGTTGCCAGCGCGTGAATAGTTCTAAAACATCGTAATTGTTTAGTCAACAATTATTGCGATGTTTTTTCTGCTATTTGTCAAAGCAGCGCCGCGACGCTGCTTCAAGAAATTTCAGAATGATTCAACAATCCGCATGATGCGGTGGCGCGACGCGGCCGTGATATGGTTCGGAATGTGGAGATTGCGCGACTCATGGGCGCCGGTTTCAAATTCCATGCCGTTGGAAACGGTAATCCAGCGAGCTTGGTCAATGCGGGAATCGCTTGCCTCGATGCACGTAATGCCATCACAAAGACTTGTGCGCGTGGATTTTACCAAATAAACCGCTTCACGAAACGAAACGCCTTCAGCAATATAGCCTAACTCCTCATAATCGCCGGATTCAGCCGATTCGGGCGTTGTAATTTCATAGGTAACGTCAAATTTCGCCATGATATTGCTTTCACTTTGTTAACGTTTAAGACTGCCACCTCGCAAGGTGGCAATTTTAAGCGTTATTAAACAGAAATTTCCTTCACAATTCGCCGCAATGCCGTGTCAACATGGTCATCATGTGCATACTTATAGATTCGATCAAAAATTGGCTGGCGGACAATGTTTTGAACGCTCCAGAGCAAATCCCAACGCAAGCGCTTTTCTGATAAACCGACCCTCTCATAATTGGCCGCGACATCCGCCACCTTACAATTTCCTAGCGCGCCAGAGATGGCATTCTTTAGCGCGGCGTAATCTTCATTGTTGATCTTCATAATTAGCCTTCCTACTTGATAACGTTTAAGATACCGGCCGCAATCGGCCGATAATTTAAGCGTTACGCTCTAGGGAGATTGAAATTTGAAAGTATCCCAGCCCGCCTTAACGCCTAGCGCGTTGTGCATGGTTTCAGCGATGTAGTCCTTAATGCCGTTACGATCTCTCCCCGTGACTCGCAACTCAAAACCATAAACTAGGCTGGGAGTCACGATGATGCTATGCTCAGTCCATCCGTCATACCCGCCGTGTTCATCCATGTGATGAAAGGATGTCTTGAAGACTAGGCGTTCCGGCTTGCTGGCTTCAATGTCCAGAGTCGTGCCGCAATCGAAGCCAGAGCCGCGAGGCAAATGTTCTTTCAGCTCATCTTCAAGCCGGGATTGCCATATAGATTCCCATTTTGATTCCACGTCCCGCTTGCGGCAATTATGCAAGGCGCTAAGAGCCGACGCCGCGAGACTCGCTAATGTCATGTCTGCCAATTTGGTTTCTCCATGTTCGCCGCCGGCACTATGCCAGCGCGTAATTCACTTATAAGGCATCGGAATTGTTTGTCAACTGCAATTCCGATGTTTTATAATAAAATCACGCGGTTTTTGTGCTAAATCCCTAGATAATAATAATACCGACCGTCATCCCCCATATAGAGATTTGAAGGACATTGCCCCGCCTCTTGGCGTTCCCGGCATTCCTGCCAGTCAAAATCCTCTAAATCACAATCATCCATGCCCATTTCGCGCATGTCGCCACTAATCATCTGGATTAGCAAAGCGTTGCATTCATCCGCATTCCAGCCGGCGATTTCTTCAGCATCCCACACGCCAAACTCTTTTGCATGGTCACGGAGCGCTTGCAATTCATCCTCAGTATTGAGCAAAGGAGAATCAGAGGCTTGCTCGCATGCGGCTTGCCATGTGTCCCGCGCCGCATTATTCCCAATTTCCGCAACGCTCGCGGAAAAATCACGGGGATTCTCATTCGTTACGAATGAAGTTATATCAATTTCCATCTTATAGTCTCCAGATTGTTTGAAATTGCCAGCGCCTAGGCTGGCAATCTAAAGCAATCGGATTACGGGGGGTCTATTTTGTATTGCGTATCGGGCAATTCATCATTGTAGCAATAGACATTACCAGCGTTCCCCGGCAACCCGCCCGCAATCCAATTGCCTTCAAATTTCGGACCATGCCAGCCCATTTTGTGCGCCAATTTCATGGCCGCGTGAAAATGATTCTCATCTGTGTTCATTTCGGAATAATACGGAACAATGATCCGGCCGCCCGCGCATTCCGCAACAATGCGGCTACCGCGCTGATTCGTTGCGCCTAGATATTTCGTTACAATCGCTTGTCTCATCTGGTCACTCCAGCTTAGGCGAAATTGCCACAGAATAGGCCAGCTTCCCGGCCTATTGAATTGCAATTTACCAGATTATTGCGCGGTAAACTCGCATTTTGTCCCGGCTTTAATTTGCGCCGGAGTCCGATTGTCATTGAAATTCGCGCACATTTGCCGCGCCTCTTCAATGGTCAGATTGCGCCGTATAATTTTCTTGCGCGCACGGCCCAAATCTTCAAAACTTTTGCAGCTACGTTGAAAGACAACGTATTTTTCAGACATTTTTTTCTCCATATCGGCAAAATCGCCACATAATCCGCCGCAATGCAGCGGATTAAATTGAGATTTGCTTACTTTTCGCTGTAACAGAGCGCTTCACCCGGAAGCAGCACGGCGGAGCATTGCTTCAACCATTCCCGTAAATTATGTTTCGGTACTTCATAGTTGAAAACATGGCCATCTTTACGGTGCATGGTCACAAGATACATAACGATTTTTTCGCTCATCTAGTCTCTCCAGTTTGCGGCACCGGCCGTTGCCAGCGCATGAATTAGCTTAAACAACATCGGAAAAAATAATGCAATACGGATTCCGATGAAAATCGCATTTTTTTGAAAAAAGTTTGAAACGCTAGGGAATCCGCCATATTTTGCAGCATGGCCAAGCTGAAGCCTATACCCATGCCGGTGGAGACGGTTTTACATTCCCGGCATCTGCAATGCGCGGCGGGTCCGGTGCATAGGGCAGTCATAACAATAGCTTGCCACTACTGGGCGGCTGGAGCGCCGCTAGAAGGCTTGTCAGAGGAGACGGCGCGGCAGGTAGCGCGAATCCCCTCTGGCCATTGGAACGCCATTAGAGCCACCGTTACAGCGGCACTAGCAGACATACTGCCAGAGCTGGCCACGCGCCACGCGGGGCAAGTAGCAACCCGCGACGCCATGCGCGCCATGCTAAGCATGAATGGAGCAAAAGGCCGAGCTGTATCGCTGGCACGCCGCAAAGCGCTTAATGCGGCACCTAACGGAAACAATGGAGACTCCGGCCGGGTGGCTCTGAAAACGCCACATTTAGCGGCGCGATACGATAACCCGGCCGCGTGCATGTCAGCGCAAGAACTGGCAGCTCTACCAACTGAAAATGTGGAAAGTGCGCGGTTTTGCGATAAATAGGCCATGTTCCGTCACCATAACAAGAACTATTTTTGGCCATTATTGACCGATTCGCGCTGCATCTCGCGTCATGCCTCGCAATGTGTGGCAGGATTGCAGACATACAAGAACGCCCTGCAATCGGCTGGAATATAATACTAACCCGTTGATATTGTTATATATTCTTGTCGCCGCGGCATCGTAATTCACATGAATCACGATGCGACGCCGCGTAATGCGAGGCATTCGCAACTGTAACTGCAACTGAGAAGCATTCTCACGCCGAATTCCGCCCGGACCCGCAACGATCCAAAAAAATAATTGGGTCACGGGGAGCGGAAAAAATTTCCTCCCTTCCCGATTATTTCCGGAAAATTTTTTCAGTTCTCCGACAAGCCTCTGACGCACTGACGCATCTGACGCACTGCCCTATATAATAGCTACCACGCACACGGTAATATTAATGCGCGATCTGTCAGATGCGTCAGGTGCGTCAGAAACCTTTGGTCCAATATCTTTCGCCGTGACTTCCTCTTTGCCCTCTAACCCATTGCAATCTTTCGAGAATTGCGATAATTCTCCGTTGTTCGGCGGTGCCGAGCCGCGCTGTTTCGATGTGCAGGGCTTCACGGGCGATTTCCAAAATGGTAGTTTTCGAGACGTTCGGCAGCCAGGAAATCACGGCTTGAGACCAGGCGTCCTCCTCGTAGCGGTTATCCTGGTGGGGTTTGATGTGTTCGGCCTCGAATGCGGCGGTGGGCCACCAGGGGGTTTTGGAGCGGTAGAGCGTGACGGCTTCCGCGAAGAGTTGATCGCGGTCGCGGGCTAGGGCTTCCAAATCGACAACACCGCACAGAACGGGCCAGAAGCGCCTGCCACCGGTTTCATCGCGTAGGTAGCACCCCTTGTTCGTCGTGCCGATAAAAACGCACTGGCGGGCCTCCCAAACGTCTTTACGGCCATAGCTGGGACGGTACTGCTCTATGCTCCGGGTGACGAACGCTTTCAGGGCGGCGGCTTCGGTCTTATCGAGGGCTGACATTTCGGCAACCTCGATCAGCCATTTGCCGTTCAAATGCTGGCTGATGTCCTTGCCGCCGGATTTGAGATCGGGGAGCGCATCGGAAAACCATGAACCTGCCAAAATGGAACAGGCGGTGGATTTGCCGATGCCTTGCGGCCCTTCCAGAATCAGCATGTAATCGGCTTTGCAGCCTGGCTCAAAGATGCGGGCGACCATGGAAACCAGGAACATTTGGCCGATTGCTGCGGAATATTCGCTATGCGGCACGCCGAGATAGGCGTTCATCCATCCCCGAAGCCGCGCCTGCCCGTCCCATTCCAGGCCAATCAGATAATCCTTGACCGGGTGGAAGGCGTTTTCCTCCGCCCGCTTTTCCACCGCCTGGTGGGTGGTGTCCTTGGAAAGCCGCGTCATCCCGGCTTCCTGGAGGTATTCTTGGATATTCGTTATGTCAGTGTCTTTGACCGGTCTTGGCAGATCGTCTTGATCGGTTTCCCCGGTGGCGTCTGGCGCCGGCTTTACCAGGAGGATGGCCCGCCGCATCTGGTCATAGGCCAGGATCGTATTCAATTTTGGGTCTTCTCGTAAGGCTATCAGGGCATTATGGACATTCGGGATCGGCGCCCCCCGATCCGTGGTCTGGCATTTTCCTAACCATCCCAATTCGTTTCCGATTGGGAAAGGCCATGTGGGAATATGCGATGTCATGGCTTTGCTGCCCTTTTCCGCCGTGTTTTTTTAAATCCCTGGGCGATGGCTTCAAATTCATCTCGGGCGATGAATGGCCAGTATTCGGGAAATCTTAGGCTGGCCTGCCAAAAAACCTGGGCCAGGTTTTTGATCGTGCCGCCATGGTCGATATAGTATTTGCCGATGCGTATAAGTTGCTTACCCAATTCGGCTGATATGTTCAGGGCTATTTTCCATTGCGCCTGATAGGCGGTGTACTGCTCGGTGCCGCTGAGATTGTATTTGGCGCCAATTCTTAGAACTAGATCAATGGCTTCTGATTCAGGTTCGATGACGTGACCGGCAATGTAATAGGGTAATCGGAAATAGACCCTGGCAGCCAGATCGGAATAATAGCATGCGATTTTTTGCCGAAGCCATCTCACCCGTTGGGGTGAATCCATTTTGGCGAGCCGGTTTTTGATTTGCTCATCTTCCGGTATCATTATTGGATTCCTCCAATTTTATTCTGGCTTTTTGTGATGATCCAGATTAAAAGCGGAATACGAGACATTGATAACCTTCCCCACCGCCGGTTTACAGCCCAAGCCGGCGGTGTTTTTTGGAAAAATGGTCCTCGCGGTCATCAGGACGATTCTCCCTTTAAACCCCCAATGCTGCGAAATCCCAAGAGAATTTCACGGGATGATCTGGCTTGTATCATGTCCGAAATTTTATTTTGCGCTTTCCAGAAATTTCGCTAATCTTTTCGAGCTGTTGAGTTGTCAGGACTCCCCGACACGCCCAGGGGCTACGTGTGCAGCATACCCCTGGAACAATGCGGAGGATCAATGGACAACAAGGTGGCGCCGCCTGGCGCGGTATTTGTCTGCATCGCCTGTGGCAAGCGTTCCCGAGATTTGTTTGGCGACCGAAAGATTGACAGAGGATGGGATGTAAGCTGTATCCTCAATTCCCTGCTCTGCCGCGAGTCCTCGCTGGTCATGTCTGGTGGCCGCGTCACCAGCGCCGATCCATGGGAGGAAGATGAGAAGATCGAGACCCAATCCCCGCCGGGGGATGACGTAACCCAGGCTCCCTCGCCGCAGGGTTGAGCCGGGGTGTCGAACACCGGGGCAACGGCTGGCCTTATGTCGTGACAGCACGGAGAGACGGCACGGAGGCCTATTGAGCAAATTCGTTGGAAAATTTGAAAGCTCAAGACAGGATTGGGAAACTCCGCCTGAACTTTTCAATGTGATGAACGATGAATTTCATTTTACCTTAGACGCTGCCGCGTCTCCTGAAAATACAAAAGTCTCATCTAAATTTTTCACCGAAAAAGAGGATGGACTTATACAATCTTGGGAAAAAAATATTGTTTGGCTTAATCCACCGTATGGAGAAGGGAAAAAATCAATATCTGATTGGGTTAAAAAATCTTACATGGAAAGCCTTCTAGGTTGTACTGTTTGTATGTTGATTCCTGCCAGGACTAATACAAATTGGTTCCATGACTTTTGTCTCCGTTATGGAGAAGTAAGATTTATCCGTGGAAGGCCGAAATTTGGTGGTGCGGATCACGGATTGCCTCAGCCGCTTTGTTTTGTTATTTTCCGGCCAAGAAATAATTGATGCGGGGTAGAGCAGCTTGGTAGCTCGTCAGGCCCATAACCTGAAGGTCGCCAGTTCAAATCTGGCCCCCGTTACCACCATTTGCATCTCTGCATAGGAGGAAACCATGACCGTCAGAGCGCGACTGATTTGCCAATCTGTCGATGAAAAAAACTACGGCAGCACGGATAAAAGCATTCCTGTGGAGAAATACGGTGAACTCATCCGCATGTCGGCCGTGTATTCCACCGATCTTCAGTCCCCGAACTATTCCTATAGCCAGGCCACGCCCTATGCCGATCTGATAATGTCGATCACGAATCCAGGCGTGTTCGGTTTCTTTGTCCCCGGCCGCACCTATGACCTGACCTTTGAGCCGACGCCTGACTTGTAATCTTTATTTCTGTAACACAAGAGGCTCTTATGTTTGGATCGTTTTTGCTTTCATTCTTCGGGTCGGCGGTTCAAATTATCGGCGCAGTTATTATCATAGTTTCCATTATGTTATTTGTTCATTCATTGTCACTTGGCGTTATATTCTTGATTGTGGGTTTTTTGTTGCTCGTTTGGGGTTCTTATTTGCAATATAAATCAAAACACACAACGAGAATTAGAGGATGATTTAGCTGTATCTACCAATCCTGATCTTCCACCCGTTGGCTAAGCCCCCACCCCACCACGCTTGACCAGGAGGCCTTGAAATAGGCCTTCACGTCATCGCCCATGGCCTTTTCCTCATCGCGTGTAAGATTCCTCATGACTGAGTATTTCTGCGCTTTGTCATAGATCAGCGCCGGTCCTGGACCGCCCAATGGAATCTGCACCTTCACGATTTCAGACATATCCAGCCCTTCCATACAATGTTTCCATATTGTACTCCAATGCCACACAATTATTGGAGAATAATATGACCGACAAAACCACGAAATTTACACTGATTGCGATAGCCATGGGCCTATGGGCAAACCTGTTTTCGCCGGTTTTATTGCCCAAAGCGGCTCACGCGGATGATAACTCAGATACAATCCTGTACGGAATCGCCTCCGATATTTCGGACATGGCGTCTGACATTCACCGTATCGAGATTGGCACATGCTCGAATAGCAAACTCTGCGATTGAATTTTCCAAAGATGGGGGAGCATTGCCGACTCCCCCACCCCATTTGGAAATGGTTCTCAAGACCATTGCTCTTATACGAGCGTTCCTCGCACACTGATTTTCGATGACGGCCAAATCTCATTTTTATCCACCCGCTCTGCCACTGAGCTATCTCCCGAAAGTGTATTGGCCGGGAGAGCGGGCATCGAACCCGCGTCTGGCTTGATAAGGATTTGACTGCATCTATTTTCAGCGCAATGCGAAATCAGTTTTAAGGGCGAAAATTTAAAGCTGGTTCGTCGTTATTTTGAATTTGATTTTGAGTTTGACCCTTATGGGTTTTGGAGCGGGGGTCACGGAATTGAACCGGCGTCTCTCACGGACGAGGTGAGTGTTCTGGCTTTGAACTAACCCCCGCAAACTTTAGGACACGATGCCTTCATGGATGAAATTGAACAGCACTGCGCCGATGGTTGGCTTCACGACTTCGGTTCCGTTGGCGCGCTGCCTGGCGCGCTTCACCGCCCGCAGCAATTGATCCACGCGCTCCAGTAGCGCGCTTTTCTGCGCTGAGGTCATCATGCCGCTCTTATGCGTGGTGACGATCTTGGCCACCGGCACGTCTTCAGAGACGGCCTGTACCTGAGCCGGATGATGTTCCGTGGCCGGTGCCATGACAATCGGCTTGATCGTCTTCTTGGTGCGGAATGTGACATCGGGATTTGCCGCCGCATAGACGCCGCCATTGCCCCGCGCCGACAGATCAAGGTTCCATGTCGGACCTGGCGCCAGAGTTGGGATCGCCTCATAGACCAGGCGCAGCTCGGCCAGTTTGGTTTCCAGCCCGAGCAGCACGGTTGCCGGCACATCCTCAGCCAAAGTCTTCTCGCCCACCACGATAGACGCCGCTGCCTTCTGGTTGGTGGCTTCCTTCTGGAGATAGGCGTCCAGCGCCCGGATATTCGGCCCCGCATTGTAAATCAGCTTGTCGAGTACCGTTGTCACCATCGCCTTGGTTTCGGTGGTGTCGAGCTTCTGATCTTCCTCCGCGAAATGGCTGACAATCCGTGTGGTCTCCACGAAATGCTCATCCTTTTTGCCGAAGGTCTTGATCGTTTCCTCATTGATTTTCTTGGCGGCGGTCTGCAAACCGCTTTCCACCGCCAAAACCTCATGTAGCTTAGCCATCTGTATTCCTCTGATTTGGCCTCATTGTGAATCCAATTTGGCCGTTGTCAATGCCGCCTCATCACGGATGAAACGGCAATAATCCCAGCATCCAGGCGATTAGAACCACCAAGAGCAAGTCGATAACGAGAACCCATAAGATCGACATCGGACAATTCCCACCGGCTAATCATTTGTCCTTGCACTCATAGTCGATATACGGCCGGTCTTCCGCCTTCCTGGGGTCAAGCGAGCTGCAAAACTGCTGCAACGGCGTGATCCCTCCCCCTGCTTTGCCGTAGCCCGGCCCTGAAGGCTGATCGGTCTCGACCATTGCTTGCGGCTTGGTCATCGCCGTTTGCACGACGCCAGAGCATGGCGTGCCAGCCGCCGTCATCGCGTCCTTCACGGAGTCGATCTGACACATCACCTGCATTGCCGCAGCCCGGTCCCCAAGGGAATTGAGCGCCGATGCGTTCGCCCGGTCCTCGCATTCCTTGTCCTTGTAGCTCATGCCCAGGGCAATGCCGACCACCGGCGATGTCCCGGCGCCCGACATCACCCCCATGCAGGGCGAGGCCGTGACGAAAGCCGGGGCCGTGGGCGAGGCCGTCTGCTGGGGGTAATTGGATACGCTATTGCTGAAGAAATCAGCCTGCGCCCCTGCCCCGGCGATTGATCCTGAGCTTGAACTCGCCTTGTCGCTTTGCACGCTTTGCGCTTGCGCAATCACCGGAAATGCCAGTAAAGATAGCATGACGAGTGAAATTGTGAGTGATTTCATGTCGTTGTTTCCTTGATGAGGGAAGAGAGGCCGGCCGGGTGTAAGCATCCCGGCCGGTCTCCGCTACGGCATATTAGAAGCCATAAATTCCGCTACTGACATACCCACCTTCGCCAGTATAGGCGCTGGTCCCGGTCCCGAAAGAACCACCGGAGCCGAAGTCATAGGAATTGGTGGTGGTGGTGTCAGTCAAACCGGACGGGCCGATGCTGAACTGCGTAGTGGTGACGGATTTCCCGGTGTTGAAAGCACCGGATGACTCATAGGAATTTCCGGCCGTGGTTTCGCCGGAAGAGGCAGAGCTGCCGCCGATAAGAGGAAAAGACGGAACAGCAAAAGCCGGTGCTGACATCAGCACGGCCAAGGCAGACATGACAATGAGCTTACGCATCGTTGTTTCCTTGTAAAAAAACCGCTGAATCCGTTTTCCCAGGGCGCGGCAATTCTGGCGGATTGCCTTTCTATCCAATTTGGAAGCCGATTTTTAGAGAATAGATTCCGTTTTGGCAATATATTTTGCGCTGCAATAATCAGCATACATAAAAAAACGCCCCCGAAAGGGCGTTTCCTTAACTAAGCCAAAGGCTTCTGTTTACTTGGCGATAATGCAGTTGAACACGGCATCGAGATTGGCCTGAGCTGACGCCGCCAGGCGCCGCATGCTCACCCGCGCCGCCGCCTCGGTGCGGGCTGATTCCGTCTTCGCGTCCCGCAACACCGCCTTGTAATCGGTATTGTCCAGGAGCAATTCTGTGATCGTCGTGTTGTACGGGCGGAGGCGCTGGTACAGCTCGCTATACTGGATCGCCGCCTTGGTACGGAGCGTGAACGCCTTCGTATCTTCATGATAGGCAATCAACGGATAGAAATTATCCTCAATCGACTCATCAACCTCGATGCGGTTGAACACCACCCGGATTTTCTTGGCCCCTACCCCCATGGCGGAGAGCGCCTGGATGGTGGAAATGGTGTCCTTGATCTGCTTGGCTTCCTTCACGGCCGGCACAACAAACAAATCAATGTCCTCATGAGAGCCGCGATACTGGCCCATCAACCTCACAAAATCTTCAACATTGGATGAACCAACGTCAACAATAATCGCATCACGCATCATCAACTGTTCACTCAATGCGCCGAATTGTTTACCACGCATCGAATCACCTGTTCCCTCATCGGCATTAATCGACTCAACCGAGATGAAAGCCGCATTCTGGATGCGCGGGGCCAGCATGTGCTTGGCGACCGTGGATTTGCCGACATTGCCCGAGAAATTGATAACTGCAATCTTCATTGTTTTTAACTCCTGATGATGGGGGGACGGCGTGTAAGGTAATGATCCCCGAGGCTTTCGCGCCCATTGGGGTCTAAGGCTTGCTCCAGCACTGCCTGGGGATCGGCTGTTTGCGAGATTTGTGCGGATTGGGCCTGCACAGGCTGATCCGAGGCTTCAATCTTCCCCCCGAGCTGGCGCTGCTTCTTCCGGTAGGCGTAGAGCGCTGAACGAAAGGTGTAGATATTCACCTTCATGCCAGCCTCAGCCAGCGTGGCAATCACCGCCTCATGAGACACACCACGCTTAATCTGCGGATCAATCACCGGCATCAAATTGCGAAGTGTGGAAGATGAATTGCGGCCGTCAAGGGATCGCAATTTTTCAATCAAATCATCATTCACATTAAATACCTCCTTGGTGAATTGTATATTAGTAGTGATTGATTTCAAATCAAGTGTCAACAGAGATTATATAAATTCAAACAATAAATTAGTCATAGACTCAATCACACCTACATTAACTTAAATCAATATCAATGATGCTGGTTTCCATTGACATAATGGATAAGCTATTTCTAGTATGAAATGGTCTAGTTCCCCAATAACCAGGCTGGACACATCATAATCAGTCTAAACTTCCCCCTCCGTAGAGACCCTGCAAGCCCCAAACACGGAGGGGGAGATTTTCACCGGAGAGTGACGTGCAAGAACAAAAAGAAAACACGCCATCCATCGAGTTGAGAAGGCGCATGGATGCGGCGGAGCAGGCCCTGGAAAATCTTCAATCCTATTTGCAGCGGCGCTTGCGCGATTTGGATGCCGGCCGCCAGGTCACAGGACACCAGGAGGCGTGTCAGGAAATCATGGATTTGGTTGGCTTAAAGATCGTACCGGCCCAGCCATTGACCGTGGTAAAAAAATAATCGGGGGAACATCCATGAACTATCAAATCGCATTTATGGTAATGGTAGCCGCCTTCATCATCCAGGCCTTATCACTGGCCGCATGCGAGCGCGTTGCGTATAAGCGCGGATGGGATGACGCCATGGATTGCGCAATCGAAGAGGCTAAGAGCGTTCTGAATGAAAAAATAGCGGAGGAACAAAATCTCTGACAAACAAAAACCTAGCCTGATCATCGAGCTTGACGAGGCTGAACTGGCGGTACGGATGATCGAGGCATGTCTGAAGAAGCAGAGGCCAATTGGCATGACATCGCTTCAGGCCCTTGACGATCTCGGAACCCAAGACCCGCTGATGCTCACATTCTTTGTCCGAGGCGCCAAAGCCGCCATAGCGTATTTTGTAGAACAATCCAAGAACACAAAAATGGTTCAATGATTTTCATAGCGATCTATCGCATTAGATGGATTCCCGTCTTCGGTGCTTATTAAATCTATAAATCCATTATCTTTCAATACCTTAAGTTGGTTTGAAGCGGTCGAGTGTGCGCAACGCGCCGCTTTAGCAATCTCTGAGATTTTTGGGAATTCTCCAGCCAAAATCAAATCTCTGTAAATCCAAATCAATACCGAGAGAACGTCCTGTCCCGTACTCTTTACTGGACCGTAAGCCTGTCCAAATTTTTTTTTGGAATAAGACCACTCATGAACGTGTTTTTCGAGAGGGGTCCATACTGTCCTGAAATCGTCATAGTTATCAGTTAAAACGCGATGCTTCGCCTCGCCCATTTGCGATACTCCAGTTTCAGATGATATTGAGGTATTTGGAAGCGTCTAAAATGTCTAGTCGAGGCTATTTTTCCCCGCCGCTTCACGCTTCCTAAGCCATTCTTTCTCGGCGCGGGCTGTGCTGTCTGTCGCCAGGGCTTTCAAAGCCTCCCGCGCCTTTGCTGAATCCTGATTATCCACAGATTCCATCCGCCCTAAGATATAAGATAAATCTTGATTCAGTGTTCCGCACAGATAATCGGATTTAGGTGGTTTAGGCATTTTATGCGGCGCCGATAAATTGCCGAAATCACCCGGAGGAAGGTTGAAGGCATAGGCGTTGCTGGTCCTAATTAGCTTCGGAATGCCCCTAATTGTGAGGCGTACCAGCCGATTTGCCCAGGTAAGGATGCCTGCCGCCTCCAGAGACACGATAGCCTTGGCCGCAGTGGAGACGGCGCATTTCGCCTTCTTGGCTATGGTCTCATAGGATGGGAAGCAATGACCGGTATGGGCGTTATGGAAGTCCCATAGAAGCGCCTCCAAAACCTCCATGGTTGCCCTAGTCAGCGGTCCCCGGTGCTGTCCTGGTCGCTTATGCGCCTCGGACCAGGCCTTGGCATGATCTATGATTTTATTCTTCTGATCTCTGTTTAGAGCTGATCCATAGTCCCGGCCAAAAATTTTTTCACGCCGGCGACGGTTGCGGCCGGTCAAAAACGATACTGCTCTCACGCAAATCTCCGCTGTTTTCCAGCAAAAATCCAACCGAGAGAGGCAAAAACCAGGCGAAAATTCCCGATAGCCAAAGCGATGCTTTGACTTGACGAGCGTTCCAAATTGTCAGAGATTGTACAGGCATTCCGCCAAGAATTGCCTTGTACTGTACAACCTCTTTTTTCGCTTTCGCCTAGTATTTGCCCCGCCTCTCCGGCGGGGTTTTTACTGTCTGGTCTCCAGAAAACCATGGGGAGACGATTCTCCCCATAGTCGTGAACCTTGCCAGAAAACTTTCTGAGACGGAAGAGACTAAATCAGCGGTCAATTATCGCCGTCATCGTCCCCTGAATGCCCCGAATCGCCCTCGGCATCCGGCCCTTCATAGTAGGGCGAGGTCTCATCATGGGTATAACGGTCAGTCCCTTCCTCGCCGGTATAGGGATTCACATTCCCCTCATAGGAATAATTGTCCGTCACCGATCCATCCGGTTCGCTGCGGTAATACGGCGCCACATAGGTTCCATCCGACCTGGTGTAGCCGTGAACATATTCCTGCGCCTGAGCCGGATTCAATGAACCGGTACTCATCAGCAATAACGACGCATTGCCGAACAAGTAAATCGCTCTTAAACTCTTATTATACCTCATAAACCATTTCCTATTATAGTCATCAATGACGATACGTTACCGTCATTTTGCAGTGATTTTATGAGTTATTGGCAGATTAAAGTCAATAATACGCAAATTATCTCTCAATCATTTAAATATCATCTTGCATAATCATTTTCACTAGGACATTATAAAATCATTGATGAATGATTGAGATGGATGATACATAATGGAAACAGACTTCAGGAGGGATCATGAGCGGATTTTATATTCTGGATGACGACAAGAATCCCGTGGAGATAGATGATGTAAAAAAATGGGCGCAAGAATTTGAAAAAATGAACCGCCGTGTGGCTGAAGACTTCGTGCGGAATTCCCGCATATCTACGGTCTTCCTTGGCCTCGATCATCGCTTTTCGGACGAGGGGCTTCCGGTTCTGTTTGAAACCATGATCTTCGGCGGCAAGATGAACGGTGAGCTATGGCGATACAGCACTCACGCTGAAGCTCTCGCGGGACATATATCGGCCGTCCGAAAAGTCGTGATGGAAGATCGGGATTGATCAATTCCAAAGCGAGTTGACACGTAAATATGTCTCTATAAGTTTCAATTAGTTTTACCAACCGAGGAAAGAATCAAGGATGGCACAAGCCCGTAGAAAAGTAATCGACATTAGGCCCGAGCCTCAGCCGAAACCAGAGCCGATCCTGGATCAAACATTCTTTCACAAGAGCCAGGTTGAATTCGGCACCAAACTTCTTTGCCTCGGACGATTGACTCCAAACACGATTTGGCAAGTCGTAGGCATCGAGAGCCATTTTTTGGGAACAAAACTTGGCGACATCAAACTCAAGAAAGTAAATCAAATAAGATTTTTGAGCGACATGATCACGCTCAAAAGCGAGGAAACCGGACAAACCAAGAAAATGTCCTTCATCTATCTAAGCTATAGCGCAATCTGGAGACTCGCATGAAAGTTATGGTTAATGGCGTTGAAATCGAAATCAAGGGCAGCTCGCGCCTGACTTATGACGTTGATGAAGATACGCTCAGTGTCGATCCGATTATTCGGGAAAAAAGGAAGTACAATAAAAAAGGCGATAAGTCTGCCATCGAAAAAATAAGAAACATGAAGTCGGCGCATGAGATTCTACATACCGAACTCACGATGGATGAATTGAAGGAAAAGGTTGTGTCGATCATCAGGGATGGTGATCAGCCTGTGGCCCAGCAATTCATTACCATGGAGTGCATAGGGAAGGGGGCGAAAGATGCTGATCGGCGGTATTTCAAAACCCTGCTTCAGCAAATGTCAGAAAGCGGCGAGATCATTTTGAGTCGTGGAGAGAGCGGGCGGGCGCGGTATTCGATTCCATGACAGATGATAATCAGTCATTCGCTATCTATGGTCTGCCAGTACGAGGAAGGTCATGCGGGAGTTGCAAATTATGCTGTACGCTCCTGCCAGTGGATTTAGCCAATAGGAAAAAACCGGCCAATGAAAAATGCGAGAACTTATGTTCCAAAGGCTGTTCCATCTATGATAATCGCCCCGACCCCTGCCGATATTTCAATTGCCGGTGGCTTTTTGATGATCGCACTGGCAATCTTCGGCGTCCTGACAAAGTAGGCTATGTTATTGATCCCATGCTCGATGGGATAACAGCCAATGGCAATCCGGTGAATGTGATTCAGGTTTGGGTTGATCCTAAAAAGCGGGATTCCCATCGTGATCCGGCCTTGCGCGACTATCTTTCCGAGATGGCGGAAATCTACGGATTTCCTGCTATCATCCGGTGGTCATCCACGGATGCCATGTTCCTTGCCGCTCCGTCTCTCACGGAAGGTAAAGAGTGGATGGAGATTTCGGGGGAGCAGATGACCATGCGGACGGAGGAAGATATGAAGATTATTTACGACCAGGCGGTAAAGGAAAAAACGTAAATGCCCAAAGGCCCTGGTAAATACGATGAGTTATGCGTTGACATTCTAAAAAAAACCAATGCGGATTGCGCCATCGTCATCGTGATAAACGGAAATACCGGCAGCGGGTTTTCGATCAATGCGATAGATCAGGATTTTGTCTTTAAAATTCCTGAGCTTCTTGAACATACGGCATCTATGGTCAGAGATGACATCGCAAAGATGATGAAAAACTAAGAATCGACAACGGGCGGCGATACGGTCCTGAAGAACCGTTGCCGCCCGATTTGCACAGTGAATTCATTGTCCCTGGCCCAAAATGGCGGTGACATAGTTGTGGAATAATAGCTGTCCGCGCCTTTGGTGATGTCCGGTAGAGCGCCTTCAGCCGCCCATTCAGCAATGATAAGTGCGTCATTGTAGAGCGGATCGCCATTTTCCATCGCTTTCTGGACCAGGGGGATTTGCGTCGAGCCGGCATTCCATGAGCTGTACTGCTTGTGAGCCAGGCAGACAGAAAGGATGTTATTGTCCAACCATCTTGGATTATTGACCCGGTTCATAACCGTATTGGCCACGGCCTGCATGCCCTCCTGGCCGTCCGAACGCGCTTCCATCCATAGCGTACAGGCTAGGACGGTCACGGGATCGGTTGGGGGCCAGGGGGTCAACATAGGAGGTTAGGCGTCGTCTTCGTCAGATGGGATTGCCGTAGGGGCTTCCTCGGCGGCATCTGGAGTATCCGCCTGCGGCGTATCGGTGGGCGTATCCGGGGCAGGGGCAATGGCGGGGATTTCGGTTTCATCGGGGACGGGTGTAACGGCCTCAGACATTTTTGTTCTCCTGGTTTTTGGTTGAGGGGGTAGCCAGGCAGTCTTTAGCACAATCCAATATGTTAATCACCAATTCTCTTTACCCTAGATGCTCGGCCTCTTCCGGTGGCGCGGCCGTGGAAATGGGGGTTTCAGAGGGACATTTCGGGCATCTTGGCTTTGTCAGATAATAATGGACTGCGGCCGTTAAGACCGTCGCCAGTGCCGTTTGAACATCCGGCGTCATGCTGATATTTGCAAATGACAATAGCCATTCCAGGATCACGGCAATGGACATCGCAACGCTACTGGATGCCGCCGCCGTGGAAAGGGAAGGGGTTGAGTTCATGGTATTTATGGGACCTCTAAAATAACGACTTCACCTCCAGCGCCTTTTCCTCCCGCGCCTCCAGCAACCGTTCCACCACCACCGCCACATCCACCACCGCCAGGAAATCCGCCATTTCCTCCCGCACCACCTGTTCCTGGGTTGTTGGCGCCGCCCCCTCCGCACATAAGAGGCCAAGGTCCAAACGGCCACGACGTTACGGATTGCAAAGAGCCGTTTCCACCAGCAACGCCCGTTGGACCGCCGCCAGCGCCAGGAATTGCGTTATAGCTTGTCGGAACGCCATTGCATCCAGGTTGTGCGACCCCACTGGCATTAAAACCTCCACCCGATCCTCCCGATAAGGGGGTTGCGAAATTTCCGGCAACATTACAAACGCCAGCCGCAGTTGTGCCAGAGCCAGCCGAACCGAGAACATAAGTTTGCGCCAAAAATCCCGAAACACCACTTACTCCCACACTTCCCGATGGACTATAATTCCCTCCAGAACCGGAGCTTACACAGCTAACCCCAGTTCCGGTACTTGTGTTTGCAGACGGTCCTTGTCCTCCTGGGCTTCCACCGGTCGTATTACCGCATCCACCAGGTCCTCCGGCATATGCTATAAGAAGAGAACCAAAAGAACTCTTCGCTCCAAACCCTCCCGGATTTCCGAATGTACCTCCCGCTCCACCTTGTCCAACTGTAACCGTTACGGATGGGGCAAGTACGGAATATGGTTCCCAAATCGGACCTATATATTCAGAACCTCCCGCTGATCCTCCACCGGAACACTGTGCGCTAGAGCCGCATACCGGACCGCCGCCGCCGCCAGAACCGCCAGCAACAACCCAAACCCACGCGCCTAGAATCCCATTGGTTGGAATATATGTTCCTGAACTAGTAAATGTAATTGAGGCGGATTGGCTGCTTGTCGGAGGCGTGTAGATTGGTTGCCCAAAGCTGGGAATAATAAAGCAGATAGATAAAAATAATCCTGTGATTATTTTTCTCATGTCACACCCCAATTCCCGCGAGTTTGTCGGTTGTATTTGTTCCTATCATCCAAATCTGATTTGGATTGGTTATGGCCAGAGCCAGCATTGCTCCAGCCACGAGAGGGAAACCATTCGTGGCGGATACTGTGCTTGTCCCCACATAGATCGTACCCGTATTCGTCGTGGGGGCGAGGATTGTTAGGCCGGACATTAGCACCTGATTAGGAAGCTGCTGTGCTGTGAGTGACGCTGTGATCTGAAAATTTGCGGTTGTTTGCAGAAAGTTTTGAGCGCTGGTCGGGTTGAAGTTGGGCATGTATAAATTCCTTCTCGGACAAGGTATTCACGACGAGTTTCTGTAAACAGGCTGGATTTGCTGGGCGTAGAATTGCCCCGGATTTTGCGAGAGCAAGAAATTCTGCGCCACCATTTGCGGAACATTGTAGTAAAGCACTTGGTTTGTCCATGATGGCTGGACAAGCAATTGCTGATAATAATAGTCATAGACAAACCAGATGATGGCCGGATTCTGGAATTGCCAGAACTGCGCTGCCCATTGGCTACTTCCTGCGCCTGCTGGAAATGACGGAATCTTTATCCTCCCTGAATGCTCACGGTTGATGTCATTGCATCGCTAATCCCAAATATCGCAGCGGTTGGAGGATAGATGTTGGTAAGGCAACCATTCTTGGGAATATACATCCCGCGCCCAGAAACGGCCGCTCCGCCATTCAGATTGAGCCATACATTTCCACCGCCGCTTGTTGCCGTGCATAGCGTCAAATATTTTGTGTACGTTCCCGCCGCCAAAATTTGCGTTGACGATGTAGGAACGGAAACATTTGCAAGGGGCGAGGCGTAAGACATTGACCTATTTGGCGATGATGTGACGATATTTACCGGCAGGGCAATGCCACTATCATTTCCCTGGACCGTCAAAGCAGTCGTCTGTGGCGTTCCAGGGGCGGATTGAACAACGGTTTGATTCGTGGCTGTCGATGCTCCGGTAGGAAGCGGGAGAGACGAGGCGCTGACCGGCAAGGCAACACCGCTGGCATTCCCCTGTACGGTTAATGCCGTGGTTTGCGGTGTGCCGGGAGCTGATTGGACATTCGTTTGGTTTGTCGCTGTAGAGGCTCCAGAGGGCAGGGGAAGGGCAGAGGCGCTTACGGGTAGTGCTACCCCGCTTGCGTTTCCCTGGACGGTCAGGGCGGTTGTCTGTGGCGTTCCAGGGGCGGATTGGACCGAGGTTTGATTGGTGGCCGTCGAAGCGCCAGTTGGCAATACGCTGCTGGAAACAGTTATGCTTGGAAGCGTTGTCACGCTGTTGATATTCCAGGTTCCGCTTTGTGTCGCCGCAACCGTGCCGCTGACCGGGAATGTCGATCCGGTTCCTGGCGTTACCGGCACTGGATTTGTGAGGCTTACCGCCGATCCACCTAGATATTGTTGCGTGAACCAGGTACTACCAGCAGCACTTGCCGCTTGTACTCCCTGATCTACCGTTACATCTCCGCCGCCTCCAGACATGATGACATAGCAGGGTGCGGTTGATGGGCATGTGGTGCCTGGCCCCATCTGTGCATATGCCGCTGTCACATAAGACAGAAAAATTATTGAACAATACAGAAGATTTTTCATGTCACATAGTTTCCTCATGCTGCCCATGCGAATTTATATTGAGCGCCGACCGTGGTTGAAAAAACCGATATTTGCTCCACGCTTTGCTGCGTACCATTCTCAAAATAGGATTGACCGGCTGCAATCAAGAATCCCTGTGCCGTTCCGCCATAAAATGGGTCGAAGCATCCATACCGATCGCTATCCGCATTCCGTATGTCAACATAAGGCGCGAATGCGTATCCAGCTCCGGGATCATCTATGACGATGGATGTAATCACACCGGCTGTCAGAACGGTATGGGCCAGAGCTGGCCTTCCGCGAGCATTATTTGGAAAATTATTCGGCGCGGCATATCCTGGCATTCCAGCTCCGCTTGGCCAAAGTCCAACCAGAGGACAGAATGGAGCGCCGCCGAGGAATTCAATAATTGGGGGTGCAGTGAAGCCAAAGCCGCCGTTATTGATCGTGCATCCCGTAACCGATCCTCCAGAAATCGTGGCTGTCGCCAGGGCGCTTCCAATTCCGACATACATAGTCGCGGTATTTGATAGATTTTGGAAAAACAAATATGCGCGGCTGCTGGGTATGGGTGAGACCAATTGAGACGCGGTAGCGCTGGCTATCGTTCCAAAAAAACGATACCTCCGATCTGCTACTTGCTGTCCTCTTGCGCCGATCAGATACATTTTGACGTTTCCTTAATTTTTAATATGCAGAGCATTTTACCAGGACCGTATCACCAGCCACCCATGCCGTAGCCGTAGCCGTGTCATTATATTGAGTCAGGACAACAGTTGACGCGGAATCTCCTGTTTCTTTGGTATAGAAAACGCTGGCGCTTTGGGTCGTAATATCTGCCGCATCACATACCCATCCATCTGTGGCTGTTGGCATATTTAGAGTTCCTGTCGATGAAGTTCCACCTGTTCCAATATGGATTGAAAAAGCGGCTGTCCCATTACTGGCGGAAATTGATGGCGATGTACCAAATCCAGATGCAATGGTAGGTGCGGTAGAGAAAAATAGAGCATCTCCTAACACCGAAAAGCTAGTCCCGGAGAATACCGTATTACTGGCAATATCAATAACGCCAGCATTGGCAATTATATCTAAACCTCCAGTATCCATCCCACCGTTTTGAAAAATAGCTACAGAAGATGAAGCCCCCTGATCATCCACTATTGAAGCTGAATGTCCGGTTCCAGTTTTTGCTACGATTTCAGAAATCGTACCGTTTGTAGAAGATAAATTTTCATTTATGAGAAAGGTTGCCCCGCCACTGTTCGCAGTTGTGCCGAATGTGCCGGCACCTTGAGCATTGACTGATGTGAAAGTTCCCGTGGAAGGCGTGGTATTTCCAATTGCTGTTCCATCAATCGTACCGCCAGAAAGCGTAATTGTGGGTATTGTGACAGTACCCGTGAAAGTTGGGCTGTCTATAGGGGCATATGTCGATGAAGCTCCCGCTGTTGTCAGGAGCGTTCCCGATGTGGGCAAGGTGACATTGGTGGTTCCAGTGGTGGTGAATGTCAGGGAATTTGCACCGGATGTCGAAAAATTTCCTCCCAGCGTAATCGTATGACCGAATAGATTTGTCTCCGCTGTTGCCTGAGTTCCGTTGCTGGTAATCTCGGAAAAATTATTCTGCGTTTCCAACGGACCATAAATCGGCGGCGTTGCGAAAGCGGCCGAGATAGACAAAAACCAAATTATGGCCAGAGCATATTTTGTCATAAAATCCACCATTGGGCTGATCCAGCAAAAGTTGCGATAATGGAACCTCCCGGCATTACGCCTGACGGATTATTTGCCCCTAGTCCCTCAATCTGCGCTCCAGATGGAGGATACAGGCTGGCGATATTCGATCCTCGATTAACCAATGTTATCTGCGTTCCCGCATGTATTGAATTTCCATCCGGCGTAAGAGTTGGCAGAATAAATCCCGTTCCAGAGGGAACCGATGTGGCGATATTGATATTTGCCGTGAGAGGCGTTGCTGTCCCTTGGCTTGTCCCGGCGCCGACGAGACCCGTGACAAGAGATTGAGATAGAACCCCGCCTATTTGGACATCACCTTCCAGATTTGATAATCCGGTAACGTCTATGCTTGTGAATTCTGTCCCGCCTACCGTGGATACAACTTCAAGCCTTTCCCATTCTCCGGTGCTGGCATCATTTGGTACGATGTAATTGAAATTATCATCTGGCTGTGTACCGGTGGGATTCCAGAAGAAAAGTCCACCATCTCCGTCATTTGCAAACGTGATGCCCTGGAGCATCACCACCATAGCGGGAAGTCCTGTGAAGGTGCGAAGCTGAGAACTATTCTGTGCGGTCTGGACAAACGTATTCAGATTATCCGCCGATACTGTTCCCTGTCCTTGAATTTGAGCGGCTAATGCTGGTGCGCTCATATCAATACCCTATCGCCCGCCAGAAAAATGCGTAATTTGAATTGGCTGGACCGCCTGGAGAAGTCCCAAAGGCTGCTGAATAAAAAGATGCCTGTGTTGTGGAAATAGTACCGTTTTGAAGAGTTCCGAATGATCCTCCACTACCAGTGTTAATGGTTGTAGCCTGGATATTTAAGCAGGCATTGGGAAATGCAATTGGAAATGTAACCGTAACCGATCCAGATATTGTTGCCGATGATCCCCATTGTTCAATAAAATATCCGCTTGCGCTGTTTAAATCGGGATATTTTTTATATCCATTTGTGGCGATAAGGCTTGGAAACTGACCGAGATTTAGAGCCTGCCCCGATTTAGTTGCCGCTGCTACTTGAAAAGTACCATTGGGCATAAAGAGGATAAAAGCGGTTGACGAGGTATTTACCGTAACGCCAATGAGTCCGGTGGTGATTTCACCGCCCTGGAGAGCCGCACCGGAGGGTGATAGGAGAGGCAAAAATGTTAGGCCAACACTAAGCGTTACCGCGCCAGTATTCGTCCCGGTCATGCTGATCCAGAATACATCTCCTGGTGAAATGGAAATAATAGCGGGAGAAAAAGTCGCTGTTATGGCATTTCCGCTAAATGTTCCTGTCCCATAGAGAGGTTCATAAATGGAAGTGGCTAGGCCAAGATTAATCCAGGCACCTGGAACGCCTAGCTGCGGCACAATGACGGTTGATCCATTATCAGGGCCAAGAGAAGTTTGATTCCAATAATAAACCCTGGCACCACCATCTCCAGCCGTGGTGGTTCCCTGAGTCGCGGCCACCATGCCGACAATGCCGACAAAGGTACGGAGCTGGGCAATATTGGTAGCGGTTTGGATAAACGTATTTAGCTGGTCAGCCGTAACCGTGCCTTGGCCTTGGACATAAGGCGTTGGCTGCGGCGCGCTCATCTCACAACCTCACCGGCGGTCGAGGCGGGCGTTGCTTGATTGGAAACCAGATTGGGATTGGTATCCATCGCCAGGGCGGTCCTTTCCACATCACCGGCTTGTCTTCCGCCCCTTGGTACGCGGGCGGTACTTGGCGAATGTTCGGGCAAGGGCGGCTTGGCGCTTGGTTTTGGTGGATGCCGTGGGCGAGTTGGCGACATGGCGGGCATATTCCGCCGTACTCATGCCGGCCTTGCTCGCCTTGGCGGAGAACGCGCCTTTGTCGATGCGCTTGGAAATATCGCTCAGCGGTCCCTTGGATTTCTTGGCCATTGGTTCCTCCTATTTCCTCTTGCCGCCGCGCTTGTGACCGCGCTTTGATTTCCGGGCATTTGAGAGTGCCGCTGCGATGGCTTGCCGCCTTGGGTGTCCAGAGCGCACCATTTCGCCTATGTTGCGGCTGATCACATCCCGTCCTGATCCAGGTTCAAGCGGCATTTTACGATCCTACCTCTTTGATCCTCGTTTGCTGTTCCGAAGATTTCTCACATAAGAAAGAATTGATTGGTTTTTTGGACGTGGGGAGTGGAGTAGCCTTTCAATATTTGAACGCGAAAAAAAATTCATTTCCCCCTCCTATCTTCCCCCGTATCCACGGCCACGGTTTGGCTTTCCGCGCCCATTGGTACGAATAGGTGATGAGTATCCGGTGTTTTTCAGGCCCATATATCCCATGCCACGCTCAGCCATTTTGACCTCCTACATGGATTTTCCGGCCATATTCGATGACCGCGATGGGGAAGATGACCAGGAGAGAATAAGCAACCAGCACCCAAACCGAGATTGAGGTTTGATGCTGCATGGCGGAAACCGCCAGGAAGAACCCGCCAGCTAGGGTCAACAAGAGCAACAGGCGAACCGCCAGAAGGACGGAGATAGCCTGGAAGACGCCAAGCGCTGCACCGGTCACTGAAGCCGTCACGGACGCCTGAGCGGCCTTCTGCTGCGCCTCGATGGCGCTATTAAGCCGCTCCTCCACCCGGCATATCATTGCTGTTAGCATAGACGTGTCCATTGATGGTGTAGGGATCGGTGCCGGGTGGGGCGAGGGGGTCTCTAAGGGGGATTGCGGGCTGTTCTGGCTCTGGCTCTGGCTCTGCAATCTCACGACGCTTTCGGCCACGGAGTTTTTGGGATGGATTGGCGTTACCGCGATTCTCTCCACGGAGTTCATCTAGCACCTCCTGAAATGCGGATGGACCGTCAGGTTCATCCGGGGTGATCTTCGCTTTGCACGCTAAGAAGCTGGTTGCCGTGCTGGCCAATTTCAATTTTTCAGCAAAGCTCGGTCCCTCGATGGCAACGGTTCCATCTGGATTGCGAACATCACCGACCGACGCCGCAACTACCAAATTGGAAAGCAGCCGTTCAACGCCAGACATGAGCTTGTCTGATTTGGAAACCTTGGCCATGACACGCTTTTAGCAATGTTACGGCATCACGGATGAAACTCTCAAAAAATGCAGCAAATGTGCTGCATTTTAACGGCTACTGGCCGAAGATTGATGAACCAATCCCACTTCCAGCCTGAGAGCCAAGGGCTTGGCCAATAGGACTCGCGGCCATTGCGGCGGAAGTAAATCGTCCAGGTGGCGGCGCTTCCGGCGTCGGCAGAACTTCACCAGGAACATCCGAAAGTTTTACATTTGGATCAGATAGGATGCGGGCGATTTCCTCTCTAACCTTTTCTTTTTTAATTAGATCAAAATGCTTCGTGAATCTGGAAAAAGAGGCCAATGCAGCGGGTATATTGGCGTTTGTGGCATGCCTGATTGTCTGCGCCGCTTCAAGATATGGCTGGGCATGATGTGTCGCATCTTCCGCAAGGCGTTCTGCCGTTGCGGAATTTCCAAGAATAGACTGCCTGGCGTTCAAAATTGCGCGTTCACCTGTGACCGCCGTGAGAAAATCATCTAATTTCTTCTGAGTTTTGAAGATTGGCTGAAGACGTTTTCTTGCCGAAGACATTTCATCCTCTTCAGAGATTTTCCGAAGCTCGCTGGATTTCAATCCGGTATCTGAAACTTGATCCATATATGCTTGGGCAGCACCAATCCGATAATGCTCCTGCTGTGCTGGAGTCATATTCTCAAAAATTTGCTGAACGTCTTCAGGATGTGTACTAAGTATTTTTTGTCCCTGAAGCAAAGCCGATTTGCTCGCGGCTGGACCGGCATAAATGGCACGGGCAGGCTTATAATCAGGATTAATTCTATCCAGCTCATCAATCCACGACCGTCTCAACTGATCTATGGCCTTGCCCTCTTCATTGAGTTCAAGGCGTCCCGTTACCGGATTACGATAATCTTCCAGAAGAGAATCCAATCCCCTTTTTGCCGCATCCAGGAGCCTCATATTCGGCGTCCTGAATACAGTTGGTTCACCCTTGGAATCAAATTTCACCGCATAATCCGTGGGATTGAACGGCATATTTTGTGCATCCGCCTCGTCGCGCTGAATTCTCATCCCACGCCGAATTCCTTCCTGCAAACGAGGATTTTTCAGCATGCGAGAGACATAAGGACTCCACACGCCGCCGCGTTCTCCATTTTCCTCGGCCTGCTGAGCAGCGCGCAATTGAGTCAGTACGCTTGCATGTTCCTGATCGAGGGCATTGAGTTTTGAATGCGCCTCTTCAGCATTGGCCTGGGCTGCGCGAAGCTCCCTAAGTGCTGCGGAATTTGAATAGACGTTCATCCCTGCGCGGGAAACCTTGGCGGATGCCAAGGTGATCTGCTGATTTGCTTGGTTTAATTGCTGCTTGGCCTCTGTTCTGGCGCGAGACACATCATTGAAGGATTTCTCGAATTGCTTTTTCAAAGGCGCGATGCTTCCAGGCTTGAACGCCTGTTCATAGGCTGGAGCCGCCGCCGCCCTTTGGCTTTCCGTAAGTGCCTGGTGGACGGCCCGCCTTGTATCCGGAGCATCGAAATTTTTCTTGATAGACGCCGCTAAGCGTGTTGTCGCGGATTCCAACCGATCCTTGAAACTTCCCCTGATGATTGACCGAGACGCACCAGGGGCGCGGGCAACATGGCCAGCTAATCCCTGGATATTAGCGTCCCCGGCCTCCATGAGCGTCAAGGGAACGCCGGCGGCGTGGGATGTGTTCATGAGATCAATGATGTCTTTGGCTGAGGTGTATCCAGCTTTCTCGCCCTTAGCGATAGTGGAGGCGATTTTCTTGACCGCCTCATGTTCGGCCGAGGCTGGATTATATTTCGCCATAAATTTGCCGATGCCGCCCAATCCTTCAAAGAATTGAGAGCCAGCCACGCTTCCGGCCACGTTTTCGGCGGTTTCCTTGGCCTTTTGTTTCCAGTAATCCGGGCTGGTTACGGGCTGTTCTGCACCTGAGACCAGGCCTGTACGCATCGCCTGGCCTGCTCTGCCAAGCCAGGTTGCCGCCGGCGTGATGTCGCCCAAAAGAGATTCCGGCGCCAAAGCTGATACCGCCTGTCCTCCTATCCCTCCAGCTCCAGAGGCTATTGGATGAGCCGCCTGATATGGCGCTTCTTGCTGCTGCAATTGGGCAATGCCCTGTGCTGCATTCTGCTGGAGCCAATTACCAGCGGAGGCTACAGGGGCGCGAATTGACGTGCTGAGTGCCTTTCCGAGCAATTGCTGAGCGCCCAAAGCGGCTTCACCGAAGCCAGCCCCAGCCCCGGCACCGATTGAAGTCAAAAGTCCTGGTTTTTGTTCAGGGGCGGGCGAGGGCGCGGCAGGTTGATTTCCGCCAAGAGATCCCCAATGAGCTTTGGCATAGGCCAAAACCTGATCTTGCGTGGCGCCTTCAGGCGCCGTGATCTTGAACTTTTTACCGTCCGGGGAAGTGACAAGATAATTTGGCATTATGGCACCGGTTGAATTCCCCAATCTCCAGTTCCGCCGCCACCGGTTGGCGCGGCGGGTGCTGCTGAGCCTGGAGTTTCAGGTATGGCATCGGGAGATACTGATGAAAGCGTTTGAATCGTGTCTGGAGACAGGAATTTGTCAAAATCATTGAGTCCAGTGCCAGCTTGGTATTTCTGCCGATAGCCGGCTAATTGTCCAGCGGCGAGTTGCATATAGGTACTGGCAACGCTGGCGAGCTGGGCCGGCGTATTTGCCGCATCCAAGGTGGATTGAGCCTCTTCGCGGTCGCCAAGCGCTCCAGCGGCACCAGTAACAGCTTTCACGATTTCATCGGAAACAATGCGTTTTGCCGCGTTGAATGACGTAGGCGCAGTCTGGCCAAATTGAGCGCCAAACATATTTGATATTCTGTTTATCGTTTGGACATCGTTATTATCAAGCGCCGTCGCCAAGGTGTTTAGAGTCTTCAAATGTGACACCAGCACATTAAACGACTGTACGGCGGTTGCGGATTTTCCTGATGCGAAATCCTCTTTTACCTTCACAATTGGTTGGTAATTTGTGGCGTCGTAACTTGGATTTATCGCGCTAACAACTTGCATAAGTTTCAAGTTTGCAGGCTTAGATAGATCAAAAGTAGAAGGCGGAGCCAAATCATAGTGAGCTATTCTATAAGCAGTAGAATATAAATCAGAATCGTCCTTGGCAATTTTATTCAAATCAACCTGAGCAGGAACGGGAGGAGCGGCATCGGCGGGTGCCGGTATGGCAGCGCCAGTTGGGCCAGGAACGGTCCCTGTTGGCGCTCCAGGGGTAGCAGGCGAGGGGATCGCTGTATCTGTTGGGAGTGTTGGCAACGGCGTGCCATCTCCTGCCGCTGCACTGGCAGAGAAAATTGATTTCCGAGCGGCTAGAGCCTGATTTGTCCAGGCCGGCATTTGAGCCGGATCGGTAGGCTTCGGATTTTCCGCCTGCCACTCATTCCAAGCCTGATTTTCGAGCTGCATGGTCACAAGTTTGTCAGATTGAGCCGCCAGAGATGCGTTCGATTTCCCCATTTTGCTTATAAGATCGAGAACGCCATTTAGGCCATTGGCATCATTTGCCGCGAACATGGCACTGTTTTTTGTTGCTGATGCAATCGCCAAAAGAGCCGAAGTCATGGCTTTATCATTGCCCTGATTTTCTTTGATTGCTGAATTATACGCATCCAATTCATATTTTGCCATGTTGAGCGCATTCGCATTTTGAGCCTGCCAAACGCTATACGCCTGATCTGCCGCCGCCTGGTTTTGATCCCGATAGGCTTGCATAACCTGAGACCCGGCATTTAGAGCGGCCGTGAGCGGGTGACGGGTTAGCATTGATCCCATCATGGCCAGGACCATGGCCGTTGAACCCCAGGCATGGGCTGGATTGAATGATGGCGGCGTGGGAGGCGGCGCCGTATAAGGGGCTGGAGGTGGATTTGGCCCCATTTGGCTTTGGCTTTGCGGAAGATTATCCACAATGTCTTGTATATGGGATTGCATATCCGACCAGAAATTAGGTGGTGGAGCATTATCTGAAAGTGCCGGCGGCGCGGGCATAGAGGTTGGTATTGAGGCTGCTGGAGCTGCGCCGGTTGATGCAGGAGACGGCGTTTTTACGGCTCCTGGACCGGACGGGCCGAACAGGGCGGTTGTCATAGGCCCTTGCGTGTTAAGAGCTGGCGCGGGTGCTTGTACTGGCACTGGTGCCTCCTGTTCCGCCCGCCGCCATGACCGCGAAATTGCCTATGGCGGATGACAAATCTTGATCCTGCTGCATGCTCTGATTCATGATGTCCTGGTAGAGCTGATCGGACATTTGCGTGGCTTGTATTCCGGTGCTGAGCAATTGCGAGGCCATATTTGTCGCCTGCGTTACCCCGGCTTGCTGTGCCTGCGCCAAATCTTGCGCCTCGGCCGATGTTCCGCTCATACCCATGGCCGCGTATTGGCTTCGGATGGCGGCTTGGGCAGAGGCCGTGGCCTGGTTGATCGCCGCCTGCGCGCCAGGCGGAAGAGTCCCGGTTTGAAGATAGTTCTGGAGCTGCTGTCCCTCTTGTCCAAGTTGCGCCGCCGATTGCTGGATTTGAGTTTCGCCTTTGTAGGGCTGGTTTCCCCTGAGAATATCGAGTGCCACGGGTGCCGCCGCCAGGAGACCGAGTCCCGTACTGCCACCGAATAGCCCGCCGCCCTTTCCACCTCCACCGCCGCCAGCCAAGGCGCTAAGAATACCGCCTCCGCCCCCAGCGGCCGGGACAGTAGGCGTAAGAGGGAGATTCCCGGCCCCAAATCCTGGTGCGAATGTTTCCGCGTTTGCTGGCACAGCTCCACCTCCAGCCGTGATGGCTGATGGACCGGCTATTTTCCCCCATAGATTGGATATGTCGCTTGTGAGGCCTCCTGGACCAGTGATTCCAAGGTCTTTCCCCGCTGTTCCGAGACCTCCAGAGATATCGCTGACAAGTCCACCTTGCCCGGTTATTCCCAAATCTCCCCCCAATCCTGATATCTCGCTGGTAAGCCCGCCTGGACCGGTGATACCAAGGGAAGTTCCCAATCCAGATATGTCACCCCCCAAGCTGCCGAGAGCATTCCCGAGCATAGTTCCCTGCAAGGCGTTTCCGGCCGCGCCACCAAGGCTTCCGGCCAATTCTCCACCGACTCCCGCCAAGGCGCCGGTTTCAAGGCCTCCGAGAGCTGATTTTCCGAATCCCTTTCCCTCTGATAGCCCTCCTACTGTGCTTCCCAAGCCGGCGCCAATCGCCGTCCCGATGCCTGGAGCGATTGCCGTTCCAACAATGCCGCCAAGGATTGGCGCGATGGTTCCAAATACGTGGCCCATTACTGCATCCCTCCAATGAGAGATTTTGAGAAATATTGGCTTGCGTGCTTATACCCCCGTTTATGAGCTATGGGAGTCAAATCGTCGCCATTGATATTACCCCAGCCACATTCCACGGCGCCAATACGGCGGGCAAAGGCCTCCATGGCATCCAAAGCCGCCAACACCTCACGCAAATTCGTGCGCTTTGTGAATAGGAAGATCGCGCCAACTGTCGGCCTCGGCTCCATGAATGATTCAATGGCCATCGCGCAAAAAAATACATCATTGCCGCGAATGAGAAGATACCCAGGATTTTGTGAGGCCTGCATGCAAAAATCCCACGCCCCTTCATATGACAGGCGGGGGTGAAATTTACGGTATTTGTCCATCGCCAGGATTATAGCTTCGTCAAAATCTATGACTGTCATGGGCCTTAAAATGGGGTAATTCGAGCAGTCCATGGTTTATCCCGTTGGCAAGTAGCCGGTGAGCGCATTCCGGGCTGAATTATGGTCCTGGACATGATCAAAAATATATTCGTCCATGCCTTCCTGATTTGTAGGATCAAAATTTCCAAGATCGCTGGATTGCTGATTTACGGCGGCGAGCATCTGCTGATGGATAAGCTGATGGTTGGTATTCCAGGTTCCAAGATCGTTAAGGGGGATCGGATCAAGCTGGAAAACCTGGAGCGAGATATAATTTACGGTCGCCTGCACCTCCAGGCCGGTTCCGCCGCCGCCGGTAACGGTCACTTTCGGTGCCTGGCTATATCCGATACCAGGATTTGTGAGATTTAACTGTAACATGCTGCTGACGATAGTAAAATCCGCCGTCGCCTGGATGCCTCCTGGCAGATCAGGAGGGCCAATGGTGACGGTGGGAGCCGAGGTATAGCCTGAACCAGCCGCAACAATGGATAGTGACGCAACAATGCTGCTTTTCCGGCTTATCGCGTAGTTTATATCGGTGTGATCAACGTAATTTGCCGTACTCCAAATGGCTAATTCATTTGGAGTATCTGGCGAATTCCAAAGTTGAGACGTACTCATTTGCGCTTTTTCACCGACACGCTGAGAATCGGCCCATCCATGAATCCATTAGGAGGCTTGCGCATTGGATTGCTATTCCATTTTTCGCCGCTGCTCATGGGCGGCCAATTATATTGACAACCATCTCCGCCAGCACCTCCGCATTCATCCGTGTAAATCGTTCCTGGAGGTGCCTCAGACACCATGCCAAGTGGGTTTTGAACGCGGCTGGCATTCGCCGGAACGTCTGGCTGGCTGGTTTCAACCATGCCTGGCCAATTTATCTGGCCCTTAGAATTATACACTGGTAGTTTAGACATTTTTCATTCTCCTTTTTTGACATACATCATGTTACTCAGTATAAAAATAAACCGATTTTATTTAGTAGGATATGATGTTCGATCAAAAAATATGCTCAATACCAAGCTGCGGCAAGAAAATTAAAGCTCGTGGTTGGTGCGCTGCCCATTGGAAGCAGTGGAAAAAATATGGCGATCCATCTGGACATTATCGCAGTAAACTTATTGAGTTTATGGAAAAAGCCAAATCTTATGATGGAGAAGAGTGTCTGATATGGCCGTATGGGAAAACTCAATTTGGACACGGTAAAGTATGGATAAATGGAAAAATGAACACTGTTCATAGAATTATTTGTGAAGCAACGAATGGTCCGTCTGGTTCTTCTAAAATACATTGCAGGCATATATGCGGAAATGGAAATATTGGTTGCGTTTCTCCTAAACATTTGAAATGGGGTACTGCTTCTGAAAACTATGAAGATTCCGTTTTCCACGGCACTTCTTGTCTCGGAGAGAGGCATGGAAACGCAAAACTTACAAACGAAAAAGTATTGGAAATTAGAGGTCTTATAGGAAAGATGAAACAATTTGAAATTGCAAAAAAATACGGAATATCTCGCCAATGCGTTAGACAAATAAGAGAACGGGAAACCTGGGCATGGCTGTGACATCATGTTTGTCCTGGAACAACGAGACCGATAGAGCCAATTTGGAAAGACGATGGAATATACGTAAGTCCTAGATAGTTTATGGTAACATCTGCATCTGTTGTCGATAAACTTACGCCTAGATATATGCCAACGGCATTGGTAAGTCCTGTAACAAAAAATGGATACCCAAATTCATATCCGCTGGACAGAGAAAATGTATAGGTTCCAATTGGATACGTGCCGCCATCCGTGTCCAGGGAGATCGTGAAAGTGACCGGTGATCCAAAAGACCCTGTGTTTACCGATTGCAGCATGACCGTATAGGCTTCTTTTGCGATAATCGGATTATTCCCGCCAAATAGTTTTGTGGAAATGGATTTTGTCAGGGCGGAATTTGGCGTTTGGAACAGAGGATATAGCGATGTTCCGTCCGATCCCCAGGCCGTCAGATTAGAATTAACCTCTTGCGTCAAAATGAATGTCAAATCTGCGGTTTGTGAGGCGACAAACCAGCTTTCTTCATCCCAAACGATCATCTTGTTTTGATAAGTGAATGTTATCGGATCGAGCAGTGTCATTAACAATATGTAATATTTACCGCCATATATATTGGCTACGGCCGATGTTGGCGTTAGAGCGCCGGCAGATGGCGGAAATGATGCAAAGGAAAACAGGGGATCAAGAGGCTGGCTTATTTTTGTGACCGATCCTCCGTAAAGACCATACACGCCAAGAGGATTGGCAAAAACAACGGTCCTTCCAAAGTCCTGGCATGAATCCCGGAAAGAGGTTCCTACCTGTGGATCGGTGTTCTGGTAGCTGAAAGTTGTCGTGGGCGGATTGCCGCTTGTCGTCACGCCAGAGATGATGGAGACCGATGAATCTCCGATAGGATAAAGGTATCCATTGGTTTGCTGGAGAGCTACATAGTTCTGTTTCAAAAATCTGTCCGATGCCGTGAATATCAATCCGCCATCGCTGGTCGCAAAATCAGAAATTGATCCAGGTGCGGAAACAAACATTTTATTGCCGTTGTTCATGGATGCGGAATTTGTTGGCGGCGTGTAGGCGTTTGCCAACCAAACCCTGCTTTGGAATGTCTCAATCGTGGTTCCGCTTATTCCATAAGGCATCAATTGAACAGTGGCGCTTGCTGCCTGGTTGACGGCTGATTCAATTTCTACTGAAGGCGGAGTGGTGTAATTGTTATTTCCTCCATCTGTAAGGGTGACGGAATTTATCACGCCATTGCTGACGGTGCATGTAGCGGTGGCGCCTGTTCCGCCGCCGCCTACGATGGTTAGAGTAGGTGCTTCGCCATAACCGCTTCCGCCTCTCACAATGTATATGGTTGCAACACCGCTTCCTATCACCGAGGCATATGCTGCGGCACCTGTACCGCCACCGCCGGTAAATGTTATTACGGGAGTCGTCGTGTATCCGCTGCCTGCGGTATTTAAGGTAATCGAACTGACTGATGTTCCGGTAAGACTAGCGGTAGCCGTCGCGCCTGTTCCGCCGCCGCCTGTTATATTTACAGTTGGTGGCGAGGTATATCCTGTTCCTCCTGCCGTCAAAACAATTGTTTCTATGGCCCTTGTTCCAAGAGTTGTTTGTATAATGGCAGAATTACTTGAGCCGCCGCCAGAGAAAGCGAGTTGAACGTAGTCTATTGGCTGATAGCCGCTGCCTGGATTTGTGACATTTACGGCGACAACAGAACCGTTTTCAACCGTGGCGGTAAATGTCGCACCTGACCCCTCTCCGCCATAAGCCGTAACTGTTGGAGAGAAGGAATAACCTGAACCTCCATCGGTTATGGTGATGATTGGAGATATGCTTCCTGAGCTATAAAGGATAGCTCCATCCCAAACCCAATATGAATTTTGACCATTGTTATTGCCGATGAGCAGATATTGTGATCCCCATTGATTGCATCCAGGAAGACTCCCGCCGGATGAATAGAATGTTCCTGCTGTGGAAGAAATGGTTGTGATTGCGCCATTTGAAATCTGTACTTGATAGGCCGTTCCATCAGATAGGAAGACCACAACATATTGGATTGTTGCTATGTTGTAAAAATATGCGTTAATGATGGTTTGGTTTCCAGGGACCGTGTAAATTGGCGAGCCTTTATCCCAAAGAGTTCTGAGAAAACCGTCACCAACGCGCACGAAATTCTCAATATTGTAGAATTCCTGGTCCCTGATAGCAGGCCTGGATGAAGACAGATTCAATCCGGCAAACGGAAACGAGGAATAAATCTGGAGTCCTGTAGGGATTCCCAATTCATCTGATTGGCTGCGGCGTGCCATTGCTATCCATTCCGAATCTCAGTAAAGAGTGACGCATGACTAAAATTGCTAGTGCCGTTAGGCAGTCTAAACCAGGTTTTCATCTCCCATTTACAGATGAACAGAGGGCAGAAAACGCCAAGATGATTTGCAAATTGCTGGGTCATTAGTAACTCATGGAATTGTACCAATCGACCACTCTCCCATGTTCTGTTGACGCTCTGTTTCTTCCAAGTGAGGATTGCCAAAGTTGAAGCATTAACTCGGCTTGTTGGGGACGTTGAGTCCCCAAATAGGCAAGATATGCCGAATAATATTTTACGGAATTTTCAAAAGGGTGAGGAATGGCGTCGTAATCGCTATCCGTGACCAGAGCGGATGGTGTGCATCGGCATTGCCACTCCATTTCCAAGGATTGGCTTGGCACGGGCCAAAGCCAAACATTAGCGTTCACGCCATCGCCATCCGTCGCCCAAACAAGAGGATAGCTGGAGACGATGTAGTTATATGACCTGGCATAAGCCTGAAAATCATCCCACGGCATATAATTCAGGGCTGGCCGCATTGATCCCCATGATATTGCCAGGGAGGTAATATCGGTCACATATTGGATGCCGGCATTGGTGTTCTGGATGATCTCCAAGGCCATCGAGAATGGGTATTTTTCCTGATTGACGATGGTATTGAAAGGCGGGGTAGGCGGGCTACCAGGCGTAAATCCACCTGGCACCATTGAACCAGGCTGCGCGGCATTGCCGTTCGGAGCGAGGCCGGTAGCCAGGAGATTGATGCAGCCCGTGGCATAGGCAACTTGCCGCCTTGCCTCATTGATCCAGGTTGTAAGCTGAGAAACAGGCGTGAGCAGCCCCAAATTATCGTGGAGCAAGGATTGTGTATCGGTGATGTACTGGCTGAGCTGCACTCCACAGGCTCCAAATAAAAAGCCCAGCGGCGATTCAATGCACGCCGGGCTTTTCATCGTCTGGCACGACGTTAAGACGGATAGATATAATTCTCGTTGTCGTTAAGACCGCCCACGGAGACAGTGAACACCGCCGCCGTGGTGATGATGCCGTTGAATGTCACGTTGATGGAGCCAACGGCCGGTATGCTCTCGTATGAACCGCCATCAATGACGGTTTGGTTCGTGGTGGAGAGTGCGCCGGCGGAGCTTGCGGTAGTGGCCACAATAGCCGGTCGCATTGTCACAATATCAGCCTGGGTGGAAGGATTGAGATAGGCCGATGAGGTGCCGAGAGCCACGGGAGTCGGTGTGGCGCTCAGGGTGACGAAGCCAGCCGCCGCCGTGTAGCCGGCACCCGCCGTGGAGATGCCAAAAGCGGTAACGGCAAAGTTCATGATCGCCGTTGCCGCCGCACCCGTGCCGCCGCCATTGGCGAAGGTGAGGGTTGGAACAGAAGTGGTGGGATTTCCATGATTGGTGACGAGAACCGCCGTAACGGTCCCGGCGCCGGTCAATGTGGCGACGGCTGCGGCATTCGCGCCCGTGGTATCACGCGGATCATTGAAGAAACTGACGGTGGGCGGGAAGGTATAGCCGGCGCCCTGGTTGGTGACGGTAATACTGGTCACGACGCCGCCGGAAATGGTGGCATAGCCGGTCGCCGGGACGCCAGGCGAGGGCGGGGCGGAGAAAAAGACATCGGGCGGCTGAGTGTAATTGCTGCCGCCATAGGTAACGGTGACAGTCGTATTCACCGCGCCGCCGACGATGGCGAGCAAGGTAGCGCCCGTGGTGGTGGTGACGGTGGGGGCCGAGGTATAGCCTGAACCGGCATTGGTGAGATAGGCACCGACCACGCACCCGGAGGTGTTGGCAAAGCGCTGGTTTACGCCGTCAGCGGAAAAAAAGATATTTTTTTTGTTTCCTGAAACTGGCTCCCAGGTGGTGGTGATTGGATCATATTGCTGGAGCTGCGTATAGCGCCCCAACGTGGCCCAATAACCATTAGCCGGCGGCGTCCAGACACCGCCCGCCTGCAAGGCAAACTGATTAGAGGTGAGGTCCGCGAGGGTGTTTGTGACACCAGGACCGCCAAAGCGAATGGGCATTTCCTATATCTCCTGATTAGCAGTCATTGGTTCACAGCACCGCCGGCGGGCCAGGCACATTCGGCCAGGCCGGGGCGGCGAGACCGGTGATATGGGCGCCGGAAGAGGGTTTGGAGCAGACAAGATCAAGCGCGGTGAGCAGAACGCCGATGCTGGCAAGCTGTCCGAGCGGGATCATTGATTCAAAGCCGGTGAAGATGAACGGCGCCGCTTCGGACATATACATGGCGAGATAGCGAGAGTTGATGATATACATTTCCCCTCGCGGACACCACGGATCGGGGAATATGGGCGTATTTAAAACCTGTATTGCCCGGAAACCGGAATTCACCACATCACCCTTGCCATAACGGCTTCGCGGCGTGGTTTGGTATTGCTCGAATCCCATGAAATCAGCCATGAGCGTTGCCCAATCGGCCGGATTCATAACGGCAAAATCTGCATCTTCACCGCCGGCGCCGGTCTGCACGCGGGTAAGCATCGTGGCCATGCCGACGCGAGAGGCGATGTTCGATATGCCGCCCTGGTTGGGGTAATACTGCCCCTGCCAGAAAGAATTCGACTTGCTGATACCGCCATAGCTGGCAACATTTGTGCCGTTGTCATAGGCCATGTAGAGGCTATCGAGCGCATTCAGATTGGCGGTGTTATTCGTGAATAGGGATTGCGCGATGGCCTGCTTGATCACCACGGCCGCGTCCGCTGTGACGGCGCGCAGCTTGGGGATGATCACGTCCGATGACTGCACGATGGCTTCCAGGTTGAAGAAGCCGATGGGAACCATGCCGATTTTAAGATTGAATGACGCATCATTGATTGCGGCCTGGTCTTCCGGCATCGGGAAGTCACCCGCGAAGCTGCCCCAATTGAATGTGGTGAAACTGCTGCCCTGAGTCGGAACCGTGATTTGCGAAGCACCGCCGCGAGCCGATTGCGCATTGCTCAAAAGCAAGCTGAGCAATGGGTGAGACTGATAAATCTGCACGAAAAGCGACGGTATAACAGCGCGGTTTGTAATATTGGTGAGCTGTTGGCCAAGCGCGCCGCCTGGCATTAAACCGCCAGATACGCCGCTTGTGAAGAATGTTTGTGACACGGTTTATCTCCTATGCGGCGTCAGCCGCGCCCTCATTGAGAATTTTCGTTACTTCGCTGTCGAACCACTTCAAGGGGTCTTTATGCAGTGCCGCGATATTCTCATCAGAGCCACGATCATCGCCGGTCCCGTAGAGATGGGCGTATTGCGGCGCATAGGCGTTTGGCTTGATCGGCGCGGGGGGCTTCGGAAGCGTTTCCATGTATGCCGGTGCGGCGATTTCCGCGTCAGCAATATTCTTCTCATTCATGAATTTGATGAGATTATCCGTGGCTTCAGGCGTGAGCTTGTATTTTTCTTGAGCGCGGCCGATGGAATCCCGAATTTGCTTTTCCATTTTGGCATTCTGCGCTGCTTCTTTTTCGGCGGCGCGTTCATCCTGGAGCGCCTTCAACTGCGCCTGAGTCGCGCTCAATTCTTCTCGGATCGGTGCCACAACCGCATCACCGACATCAATGCCAGGCAGATTCAGGGATGGATCAAGCTCTTTGAGCTTGCGCTGCACCTGGAGACCGCTGGCTTTGTCGGAGGTGAGCTGATTAAGCAGCCCCACGGCTTTCTTGTAGAGAGCCAAATCGGCGGAGGAAATCTCTACCACCTCGGGAGTATCGGCGGGCATTCTCAGTTACCCTTTCCATTCGTGCCGTCAGTGGTGGTGCCGTAATGCTGCAATCCCATGCCGGCATTGCGCGCACCGGCGGGGAGTCCGGCCGGATTTGCGCCGATGCCCATGGTATCGAACGGGACGATCTTCTGAATCGGGTCTTTGCCTTCGGCGGGAACCGTATTGACGTAGGGGCCTGGACCTTTGGGCATGACATTCGCTCCTGGTTATGCCGCCTCGCTCATGTCGGGCGCCCCGGCGGGGCCTCCGGGCGGGGGTGCTGGCGGTGGGGGTAAAGCGGGTGGTGCATTGGGCGGTTGTGCCAAACGCTGAAGCGCCGCATTGGGCTGTTGCGTGGCAAGTTTCTGGATCAGTGCCATAAGTTGGGTAATTTGGGATTGATCGGTGGCCGGCTGGCTTTCCGCGTGTTTAGCCAGCATTCCTACGGCCTTCAGCACGTCATTATGAACATCCGAACCCATGGGAATTGCGGGTAGCGCTTCCTGAAGCAGGGTGACGGCCGATTTGACCTTTGAAACCGCCGCTAGGGCATTTCCCGGATTGCCCTGCGGGGCCATCATCGGGCCGATGGCAGGCGGGCCGCCCATAAGCCCCGGAGGAAGCGGCGCAGGTCCACCAGGAACGGGACCAGGCGCTCCGCCGGGACCGGGGGGCGCTCCACCGCCGGCGGCTAGAAGGCCGGCTAGAGCAGGGGGGATTTGTCCATCAAAGGGGGGCATGGTTTTGCTGCGGCAAAATGCGGATGGTTTTTACGCATCCGCGCTTTGGCTTACTTGCGCTTGCCGCGATGTCCTTTACGCCGTGCCATGTTGAAAATCCTTAAGATGACGATGTTGAGGGGGAATGGCATTCAGATCAGGTCTGAATGTCTATTACTTCCGCTTGCCACGGTGCATCTTGCGCTTGGCCATGATCCACACTCCTTCTCATGAAGGGGACACCGGCTTTGCCGGTCCCGTTGTGTCCGCCCATATCGGCGTGGCTTTACTATTTCCGTTATTATTGAATCGTCAAAAGAATAAGATGGACGTGTGATTTATGCAGCAAACTTGCAGCATTTTTTGGTTATCTTTGTTTCCCTTTTGGAATTTGCGGCAATAATACTGTGAATCATGCGGACACGCTTGGCCAGCAATTCCTCTATTTTTTCCTCAATTTCTGGCTTAATTTTTGTCCGGCCGATTTTCCATCTGACTACTGCCGTTCTGGAAACACCTATGTTCCTCGCAAGATCACCTTGCCATTGCCGGCCGTAGAGAAGCTGTCCCCTTAATTCTAGCTCAGATGGCGTCATTGTCCCTGAATTTCCAATCTGACAAAATATCGTGCTGCAACACTGTCACCGCGCCAACAATTTCGGACGTTCCACGGCTTCCTACTTCAAATCTCACGCCAACAAATCCGCCGGAGCAAATCGAGGCAATCGCAACCGCGACAATTTCACCTCTCTCCGCCTCTTCCAATGTTTTTCGCAATATCGCTATGACATTTTCATTCGGTCCAGGCGTTTTATAATCTCCAAAAGGTTTGATAATTTCAGCCTGTTTGATGGTATTTTTCATGGATTATTTTTTCCTTCTCCCAGGTGGTGCGCCGCCCTGCTGCTGTTCCTTTTGTGCGGCTAGTTCTGCGACCTCGGCGGTTTTGACTTCAGCAATAACCGCATCAGCATTGGGAGGATTGATCTGTTCGACAAATTGCGTATTCGACATCGCATTTGCCTTCTTAAGCAATATCGCCTTCTCTTGCGCCTCATCGCCAAAGGCTGGCGAAGAACTATGGGCGTCAACGGAGACGCGAATATTATGCGGAATTTCGTGCATGTAGAATTGATATGCCTTCATGCCGGGAACCGGCGGCTGTACGGATGGATCAATCAACTTGCCAAGCAATTCAGGAGCGAATTCCTTTTCCGGCATAACCCAAGCGGTAAGCAGAGTGCTTGATTTTGCCTTCAACAAATCCAATAGTAAGCCAGCGCATGATTGGATTGATCTTTCAATTCGCAAGGATTTTGTCTTGAACCTTGGCGTTGCGTTTGATGTCAATTGCCCGGTTTGTCCATGGCTTCTAACAGAAGGTGAAGCCAAACCCTGCAACGTGGGAGTCATGCCCGTCATTACGTCAAACAAACGCTCTGTCTGCTGGAGGCTGGTCCATAAATCCGTCGGCAGAGTCGGTGCCAATACAATCGGCGGCTTTGCGGTGGGATCGGGATCGTGCATCCATCCGCCAGGTTTTGTCAGTTTGGATTTTTTGTCCTGATCCATGCCGGTGCCGCCCAGGAACGCGATAGGAGGTTGCTCCTGAAGGCGCAAAAGACCATTGATGCCATTCACCCGTTTATTGAGTTGTCTTTGCAAAAGTGCCAAATTGGCAACTTCCGAACGCCCCCAAAAATAGTTCTGCAAGCGATTTGGACAGAATTCGACAAAAGGCTGTTTGAAGGCCAGCGGATTTCCCTCGAAAGGCGTCCTGATTGGCTGTTTATTGGCCAGATCAATCGCATCGGCAAAAATGTTCATACGCTGTTCTTTTCCAAACAGGATGATGTTGCCTACAAGCTGGAATGTACTCCATTCCCTGCGCCCTTCGTCATCCTTTCTGGAATCATCCCGTATCCAAAGCTCATCCACGCGGACAAGTTCTGTGATTATTTTTGGATCGAATGACGGATAAGGACCGGCAAGCCATTGCACCATGCCATTTGTGGTTTGCGGATTTGCCGCACCCACGCCGCCAACGCCTTGGTAAGGCTGAAAGCCACCGACAATGACTTGCTTCAGCATTGCGGCCTGGTCTGGTCCATCGGCTGAGCGCGTTTGCATCGAAAACTGAATCGCCCGTTTATAAATCCGCTTTGAATCCGGGTGATCCTTTATCAAAATTCTGAATTGATCTCGCGTCAGATATGTTGAATGAACAAACGCCTCTTGCTGATCTAGATTGTTTATATCAGCCCTCAACACGCCCATGAATTCAGGCATGATCAGATGCGGCTCCAGCCCGTTCACGGTCCATAGCATTTTTATAAAGGTGATGCCCTTTACCAGCGCCCAGCGCGTGGCTTCCTCAAAAAGCGTGTCTAAATCAGTTTGGCGAGATTGATCTATCAGCTCATGAGCAATAGATTCCGCTTGTGCGCGCTGCAATGAAGAACCGCCACCAGGATAGGTCACAAGATAGCGAAGATCGGTGGTGGTGCAGATATAACTTGTCAGGTCTTCGATGCTGTCAAAAGTCTTATTGTAAATCGCAGCATCGCCATTTTCATCGCCAGACAGGTATATGTTCCTGAAGAAAGCGCCACGCTGTAAGCGATCAAGCGAGTCGGGAGTACATTGTCTAATAATCTCGTACAGCCATTCTTCCAAATCACGATCTGGAATAATCATGATGCCCTCGCAAATTCACCAAAATGTTCATAGGCTGCTTTTATGTATGCGTTATGAGCTTCCTTCTCAGTATCATGCCTTCCAAGCCAAATAGATTTTTTGTTTATTTTTAAAGTTGCGCACCACTTTTTGGTTCTGTAATCCCAATGCGCTCCTTTCAAATTTTTTCCATTCCATTTTTTATTCATATTATTTTTTGATCTTGTCGCCTGCCTTAAATTTGACCACGAATTATTTGATCTGTTTCCGTCTATGTGATCAACTTCATAATCAGGCCAATTTCCCGTCATATAGAGAAATGCAAGACGATGGGCTCGATATAATCTTCCTTTAAGATAAATTACGACATATCCGTATGTCTCTATACGACCGGCTATTTTACCAGAACATTTGCCGTTCAACCAAGTAAATGTTCCCAATTTCTGATCATAAGTCATCCGCGATTTTAGATGCTCAGAAGTTATTCCGCTATTTTTGTCGTTTATGATTCCCCGTGTCACGATATGATACTCCCATCCGGTCGGCGTGGATTTAGGAGCGTCACAGGGGGTCTTTGCTTGGCCCGGTGAACCATTTCCACGGGATTAGGGGCGCGGGGATCAGGCGCCCTCGCAAAGGCACCTAAAGGCTGTCCCTGAGCTGCGGCCTGGACCATGCTCCTTACCCTCGATCCTATGGCACTATTGATTTTCGGTGTGCCAAACATGGCATCTGCCCGCTGCTGCTGCCCCGGAGGCAGCTTGGGCGCCATCACCGCACCCTCACGGCCATCTGAGGAAAGATCGGTCATGCCGTGATCCTCCATGACCATGTTCGCGGCCATATCCATCGCCCTCACGGTGTTTGATCCGCCGATGGAGGGCGCTTTCCCTGCCGATATGTCAAAGCCCTTATTTTTCTGGACCGCGCTGCATTTCGGGCATTCTTTGTCCGGGACATCGCCGGCATCGGGAAAGTCGCTTGTCGCCTTGAAGCGATAGACGTGGGAACAGTTCTGGCAGCGGTTTTTGATCCAGAAATCCATGGCTAATTTTCCGAATCTTCCAAATTGGAAAGAGGCCGCCAGTACAAAGGTTCAAAGGGCAGGCGGATATTATAGAGTGGCACCACCCATGCGCCGGTCTTCACCCATTTCCAGCCCTTTAGCTGCCTAGTCGCCCGCCATTTCGCCTCAAATCCTGGATTATCGGGGCTGTTTGAAACCCTCACGGTTTCTCCGTTATACGGATATGTCCTGGTATCCGCGTCATCGGGATTCAAAGCCTGGTAGCCATATTCCTGTTTCGGCGGAGCCGGGGGAGCTGGAGGCGCGGCAGGGGAGGGAGTCAGTTCGGGAGTTTCGACTTGCGAAGGCCAACGGGGCATGGATTTTTCCTTTCCTTCTATGCCAATCCGCGTTCTGACAGGAATTTATTGATCGGCGGCTCTGGTTTTGGCGCGTTCAATGCGCGCATGACGCTGTTATTCAGAATATCGGATACTTTGGATTGAACGTGATCCGTGGCCTTCATAGCCCGCTCATAGGTCAGGCCTTGCGCGATCATCGAGGGGCGAATCCAGCTTTTCCAGCACTCATCCGCCAATGCCGCCGCGAATACGCGGTCATCATGAAGGCCTCCAGGCGCTCCGACTTCCGCGCCTTCCTGCACAACCTCGTACATTTCCCGTAAGCAAAAAACCGAATTCATCAGGATTTGATCGGTCACATGGCTGTCCCGGAAACCGCCGAGGAGCCGGAATTTTGTCCTAACGCTGGTCTGCCAGTTATAGACGTAGCCAGCACCCATGGAATCAGGGCGATGGTAGAGATACCACCGCATTGTTTCCAAAAAGTTGGTGGCTCCAGCGGGCATTTTCATCGCCTTTTGGTATTCTTCGGAGCGAAGCTGCTGCCGAACAGAATTCAATTCCATCATTACCTGGTCGCCAGGGCCTCCGATTTCCAGGTTCACGATACAATTGACATACCAGCCGGCGAGATGCGCCATGACCCATGCCGCCTGGCCGGGTGTGTGATTATTGCTGGCGTATTCCGCGACTTGCACCCATTTGTCCGCGAAGCATCGGGCCACGCAAATCACGTTGTTATCCGCATTGTCATTCCGTCCATAAGCGGGATCAAAACCGATGGCGTATCTCGCACCTTGAACCGGTTCTTCCCAAACCCTCAGCTCCACCTCGTTATAGCGATCTGGCGTGATGATTTGTTCGCATTTCGAGGCCATGAAGCTGTTGCCGTGGTAATAGCGATACCAGAGAGATGGAATTGTCCTTGCCCGCTCCAGGTCATCCGTAACCTTGCGAATTTGGAAAAATGACATGCCCGTGGAAACAAAGGCGTCGTCTTCCGTCCAAGGCTGATTTTCATCCAGCATTTCCTTGGAGACAGTTTTATTTGATTCCTTCCACCTAATCCATGCGAGCTGTTCTTGCGTGATGGTCCAGCCATAAGCCTCTTTGACCTCAACCATCTTTTCTTTTTCGCGCATCGAGGGGGGCGAAGCGCCAAAAACCTTAAACCGTGGGTCTTTCTTGTCGATCCTATTAAGCGGCTTGCTCCACCATCCGGCGAAAAGGCGGCGTTTGACGTAAATATCAGTGCCGGCATCATCCCACATGCCGCGCCAATGATTTTGCCCGTGCGCCGTACTCTCGAATATGTAGAGCCGGTTCGGATTATCCATGGACATGGTTTCCATGAATGAATTCAGCCCCTCGACACGGCCGTATTTGGAAACTTCGGAAAGCAGTGCCACGGTATAGGCGCGGGATTCGCCCCATGTCGTTTTCGACTTTCCAGCAACCAGGAAATCCAGGCGCGACCCGTTGGAAAATTCCAGGAAAGCCGCGTTATTTTTGGTGATGGTGAACGCTTTTCCAAAATAATTTTGGGGAAAGCTGCGCATATAGCGCGTCAAAACGTCCCGGAATGATTGGCTGTTTTTGTCGTTATCTATGACCAGGGCGCCGAAAATTCGGGGATGGATTGCCAGCCAAAAGAGCAAGATGGCCAGCGTGATCGTGGAAATGCCAAGCTGACGTGACTTAAGTATCAGAAAAATATGGATTCCTTCATCGAGTCCATTGCCGATGAAGCCCAATGCTCTCTGCTGGCTCTCCCATAATTCCAGCTTTGTGCCTTCTTCAGGCGATTCCGCTGCGGATTCCTTACTGTCAATCCGCAGGTTGGCGATGAATTGGGAGAACGCCTTGAGCCATTTTCCTGATTTGCTGGCCATTTCAGGCCATTATCAAGGCGCCTCCCTAGCCATCAAGCAGAATCTATTGGAAAGCCTTCTGAATGATCGGCTGCTCAGCCATCAGGCGGTTTATCGTGCGATCCTGTATTTTCTTCTGGTTATACCCCCAGGTGGCGTCACCCTCCATGGCTTTTTCAAAGTCGATGAGGATCATCAGTAGAACGCCATAGGGCGGTATTTTGACTGATAAACCAAAATCATCCTCTATATCTACCGGCATCGGATAGACGCCATCTTTTGTTTCCATGGTCGTTTGGATGTTATTTCGGTTGAGTTCCGCATCGCTTTTTGTCTTGAACCTGAGCATGATGGTTTCACCCACGCCTTGCAGGATAATTTTCAAAATGTGCATGTTTTTCCTCAGTGTTTGACGTTTTTGGGAAGATCGTCTGAGATTTCATCACAGAAATCATGAATCTCTTTTTCGACAAGCCTCATGAAATCAATTTTTGTCCGAATATCAGTGTTCTTTTCAAAAATATTGAATTTCATAATGGCGTACATGCCGGCGCAGGCTGTGTAAAACACGGCCCGCATCAACTCTAATTTGTAAATCTCCGCATCTTTCGCCACCTCATTTTTTAATTTATTCCAGAATTCATCAATCGTGTTAATATTTTCAAAGTCTTTCATTGGCGTTTCCTCCTTTGTTTATTCCGCCGCTGCTCTCATCTCGTCCCGGATTCTCAGCACAGTAGAATGTCCGGTGCCGGTGGTCTTATGCACCACCCACGGCCGCATGCCGCTGGCAAGCAATTCCACGACGCGCTGGTAACGCTCAGGGTCACTCACTTCAATGCCCTTCGGACCAGGGCGGCGCCCCTCTTCCTTCACCCGCGCTAGGCCAGCTTTAATGCGAGTCTGGATCATGGCGCGCTCAAACTCGGCAAAGACGCCCAGCATGCCGAACATCGCCCGGCCCGCCGGCGTGGTGGTATCGAGGTTTTGCGTGTGCAGATACAAGCCGACCTTGGCCGCATCCAAATCCTGGAGCGTGTGGATCAGATTGCCCAAAGAGCGGCCAAGGCGGTCAATCGCCCATACCAGGATAATATCGAACTCGCCGGCATCCGCCGCCTTCAGCATGGCATTCAGCCCCGGCCGCGCCTCGCGCCCCTTGCCGCCGCTAATGCCGTGATCGGTGTATTCCCCTACCACTTCCCAGCCGCGCTTTGCCGCCAGCTCCATCAATTCGCGGCGTTGGTTATCCGTGGTTTGATCAGCCGTGGAAACTCGCGTGTAAATGCAAGCCTTGAGCGGGCCTGTGGTCTTCGTCGCTTTAGCCATTAGTCTCTATCTTTCAACGTATTGATGCTGATACTTGCCGCGTATCAGGGAATTGAACGCCTTGCCGACGCTTGGCGATTTTTGAAGGTCACTGGCCGTTGATGGAGGAACATTGTCATAAGCAGACACCCGGCCGTCTTTCCACTTCACATATAGCGTTTGCGAGGCGCTATCATATCCAACCGCATCCAAATGCGAGCTGGAGACAGGATTCAATTCAGGGATTTGGTTTGCCATGTTGCACCATCATCGTAATTGTAAATTAATCACATCTAAGATGATGGTGCAATACTAATTATCAAGTCGTGGCAAAAATTTAAGGAACAATCCAAGCCACCATACCGCCTGTTGGCTCTATGTCCTTAAATTTGAGGCGGATATATGCCTGTCCATTGCTACCGGCATTTTGCACATATCCTTGAATGCCCCATTCCTTTGGCTCCGTGACCACCACTAGGCAGCCGCCGAATGTTTCTACATTCGGATCAACCTGGACGATCTCTCCAATCTCAAAACTCCTTGGAATCATAACGACTTTTCCTATCTCAGAGCATTAGGATCAGTCACAATCCCATTTTTCAAATCCTGACCAAGCTGGTCCTGACATCCATCCATTGAAGTGAAAAACTGCATTTCAAGCGTAGTACCTCCCGCCGAAACATATGAGAGTGTAACACCTGAAAGCGTGCCATCTGCATTGGTTTGTTCCGTGATATTGGGAATTATGTTCTGCTGACGTAACTGGTCTTCTGCATCTGCTGGGGATGTATAGCCATCCGATGGCAAATAATCGCATGTTGCGTTTTCAATATTTTCCACCACCCATGTACGTGCATAGGATGCCGTGGGAGCGAGGGAGATAGATGCCGCCAAAAGGAAAAGTTTCGCTTTCAAAATCTTGCTCCAGTTTTGTTCATACCAAACAAGAGCGGTCTTAATATATTTTCTCTAATTGTAAATACCAATCATCTAAGATGAATTAGAAATGTTATGCCTAAATTTACACCATTTCCTTGGGCGGCAGGGGCATATCAAAATTGTGTTTCCGCCAAATATGCAACACATAAGGGTGAACATTGATATGATCCGCCGGCGGCACATGGTATTGCCAGCATAGCTCCTCTTCCTTGAAAAAAAGCCGCTTGATTTGCTCCATCTCCTGCCAATTCGGGCAGCGGTTATTGAGACTTATTGAGACATGATCCCAGCCATCGCCATTTGAGGCGATAATCCTCATAACCCGCCGTGCGGATTTTGATGTGATGCAGAATACACCATGAAATTTTCGATCTTCATGGGTGTATCCATCGACTCTGTATTTATCCAACTCCCGCAAATCTATCATTGGTTTGAATCCGATAAATAGGCTTGATCTATGGTGGTCAACAGCTTTTGCTGTTCCTCGAAATAGCCGGATGCTCTGGCTTTGCGGATAATTTCGTCCAAATCATCGCAAAACTGATTGATGGCATCAGCCAAGAGCTTGATAAATGGTTCATCGCGTTCCGTGCGCTGAAGAGATGGAGGCAATTCCGGGTGCCAGGCGTAGCGGTCAACAAAATCCAGCTCCGCCACCCACATTTGCCCTTGTACCTGGCATTTATAGGCATCGCCAAACCCGTCCACGATATAGCCGATCTGTGTTTGCGGCGCGGGGCATTTGATCTCCAGCCCGCCGTTCAAATCCAGCAGGAGGCGATCTGGACTAGCCCCGGCACGGCCGTCATCCGTGGTGATCAGCCCGCATTTTCGGATTCTAACCTCTTGAACAAACTCATAATTTTTAACCGCGGCGTCTTCGTGCATTTTCCCGTGCTGGACCCATTCTAGGTGATCCAGGGATTCGAGCTGGCGATTCAGAATTTTCTCCGCTGCCAGATAGTAAGCGTATTTTCGTGCCGATGTGGATAGTTTTCCGCCTGGCGTTAGAATCTTGTCGAAATTTGAAGCCGTGGGCATGCCGAGGCGGGCGGAGAGCCATTCAGGACTCCCCTGTTCAACTTGAATTTCCTTCACCTTTTTTCTCCATTTTTGCTTTCTTGGCTAGAAGTGCATTGAGAGAGGATGGAAAATTTTTAAACTCGATTTCATCCAGGCTGTTCACGCCGCGATTCAGAAGATAGGCTTTCGTATCTGTATTTGTTTCCTTAATGAGTGCAATCAACTCATCTTTTTGCTGCGGCGTGATGTAGCGGATGCCTGCGGCATGGGCATCGTCATCCTCGCCGCGCCTAACGATGTTTAGAAGCAGCTCGGTCACATAGCGCTTGCCGTAGGAGAGCGTGGAGCCGGCCGCCTGGAGGCTGTTCCGTCCCGGCCCGCTATCCAGGGGCAGGCTGAAGCGCGCCGTCTTGCTGTGGCCGTCTATATGCGTCAGCGTGCCTATAACCACGCTGCCGCCGCCCTCTCGGGCGCGTTCCTCAGTATCAAAAGAGAGGGTGAAGCCTTCCCGGTCCATGAGCGGCTGGATGACCTCAGCCATATCCTCCCACCGGGCGAATTTGATTTTTCCCTTAGTGCCTAGATCAATGATCCCGTTTTTCGGGATTTGCGGCATATCTTTCTTCAACCGCCACAAGGCGCGGGCAAAGGCAATTTTCGCCTGATCAGCCATAACCTCCCGCTGCATTTGCAAAAGCGCCTGGAGATTGGCGATGTTTGTATCCGGGTTCCTGGATGCTTCCGCGATGATATTCAGAAGGGATACTGTAGGCTTTTCCGCATCATCCGTCGAAATGATCTCGTTCATTTTCCCCTTCCTGAATTTTTATCCATTCCTTCATGGCCAGGATTAGGTATGGCGTCCTTACATTGGATATATGGGCCATCCGTAAGGCGTTACCCTCCTTGTAGAGAACCATGATGCAAACGCCTTCGTCCTGCAATTTGTCAATGGCACCGGTCAAAAGCGTTTCCATTGTGGATTGCATATCCAGCATCTTTTGCTTTTCAGCAGGAGACACAACTTCCTTATTATCTTGCCACATATGCAATCCTTTCAATGTTTTGCATAATTTGTTTCCAGCGTTTTATTAATTGTTTATGCAGTGCAATGATATTCTTTTTTTTTGCATAGTGCAATCCAAAATGGACAGTCCAGGAGTTTCTTGTTAAACACTGAGTCCTGCAAAAAATGGAAACGTCCAAAAATGGATCATAAATCTTTTCTGGAACGGTTTGCCCCCGGCGATGCCGCCAAAGCCTTCAATGTTTCCAGAATTTGTATAAGCCATTGGAAAAGCCGTGGAATACCTTCCAGGTTTTGGCTTCTTGCCGAACAAATCGCCAAAGAAAAAGGCTGGGGTATAACGGCGGCCGATCTGGAAAGCAGCGCTACGGGAACGCGGATTGAAAAGCGCAGGGACAAGGAACATGAAGGGATTCGATGAGTCCTGGCTCCGCGACTACCAGAAGCGCCAGGCGCAGCACACCGCGCCAGAACCGCCGCATATCGGGGAATACAGCTTCACGCTAAAAAGGCCGCTGATCCTGCCCAATCGAAAAAAAGACATGCACTGGAGTACCAAATCCAAACTCATCCACGCTCTAAGCCAGGAGGTGGCACAAGCCATAGGCCGGGGACCGCCTGAGCCGATCCCCAAGGCACTTGTGAGGGTCTTCAGGCACGGGATAAAGCAACCGGATGACGATAACCTTGTAGCCTCGTTAAAATGGCTCCTGGACCTTTTGCAACCGCGAAGCAAACGCCATCCCTATGGCCTTGGCATAATCGCCGGCGATGACCCTGAGCATCTTGTAAGTGAGATTTTCCACCTGAAGCCGCGTTCTCGCGCCGAGCAAAAAACCATTGTCACAATCCGGGATTTGGGACCATGAGAGTATTAGACATTTTCAGCGGCATCGGCGGCTTCAGCCTCGGCCTGGAAAGAGTCGGGATGAAAACTGTAAGATTTGTGGAGATTGATCCGTTCTGCCGCCGCGTTTTGGCGAAACATTGGCCGGATGTGCCTTGCGATGATGATGTGACGAAAGCTGAATTCAGGGAGGGAGAGGCCGATGTCATCTGTGGCGGATTTCCATGCCAGGACGTATCCAGAGCTGGACATCGCGCCGGAATTACCGGTCGCAATTCAGGACTCTACCGGGAATTGGTGCGAGCCATTCGCCTGGTACGACCAGAATACGCGATCCTGGAGAACGTGGCAGCGCTGCTTGGTGACGGGATGGGCGATGTATGCGGGGAGTTGGCCGAGAGCGGGTATAATCTTGAATGGGATTGCGTACCGGCGTGCGCCATCGGCGCCCCTCATGAGCGGGACCGCATTTGGATTGTTGCCCACGCCTCAGAGTTGCCCCGCAGCAAACGATGTGAATTTGAGGAAATCGGGAGATGGCAGGAAAAAGCCGAACAAATTGGGGTGGGCATTGGGGATGCTTCCAACGCCAACAACAGAAACAACCATGAGAACAAAACCATATGCTCAGGGCGGAACACCTCTGAGCATGATTCTTCAAAATTTATCGACTCCCAAGGCGGCGGATGCGGACAAGGGCGGGCGTGGAGACCTCCTGACAGTTTTTCGCGGGTACGAAACCAGACACGCGGGAACATTGCCGACGCCGAATGCGCGGGATTGGAGAACGGCAACGCCAAAGCCGCACGGAACTCACAGTCCGAATCTTCCAGAGAAAATTTCACAGGTTGCTGGAAAGCGTGGCCGGATGAACCCGCGCTTTGTGGAGTGGATGATGGGATTCCCTATCTTGTGGACAGAGTTAAAGCCCTTGGAAACTCGCTCCTGCCGCAAATCCCGGAAATGATCGGACGTGCGATTATGGAGAGCAGGCGTGACTAGAAGACGGTATGGAAAACCAAAAACCAGTGCCGCACAAAGCAGAATGGCGACGAATGAATTCCGGCCGGTGAATAATGATCTGGATATTTGCTTTGAATGTTTGTTTCTGGAAGTGGGCGAGATATGCCGCCAATGCGGGAGACAACGGAAAAATGATAACTAATCTATGGAGCGATGAAAAAATTGCGCTGCTGAAAGAGTTATGGGCGCTCAATTATCGGGGGGCGCAAATCGAGGAAATCATGGCGGAGCGGAGAATGCCGACGCCAAAAAATGCCATTTACAAGAAGGCGCAACGCCTGGGCCTCACGCCGAGAGCATCGCCCATTGTTATTGTCGATCCCGGAAAAACCCGGCGCGACATGGTTGAAATAGGAAAATGCGCGGCCGAGCCGCCCGCGCCCGAACTTGATAAGATGATCACAAACTACAAAGCGCCTTTAATTTCCAGAGCGCGAAAATATGAGCGTAATGAGGGCTGCTGCTGGCCGATTGGCGATCCTAAAAGCGTCGATTTTCGATTTTGTGCAAAAAAAAGGATGACCAGGAATTATTGCGAATTCCATGACAGCATTGCCTTCAATCGCAATATGAAAGTTGAGTAAAAACCATAAAAAACCGCCTTGGCGTGAATACCAAGGCGGCTATATGGATTCATCATTCTTTATAATGAAAAGCCAATTCATTCAGGAAATTTTCTTTATCTTCGCAAACCCGGATAAGATGTTTCATGCGTTTTATGTTTTTCTGTTGAACGAAAAACAAAACACAATTTGCGATGATGAGACACCAGTTTCCTAAAAGAAGAATTCCAAGAACATGATGTTCATTCAATTGCCACCGCCCATGCCGAGGAAACCCCCGGATTTTTTCTCATCGGCTTTTCCCTCAGCGGTCATCAGGCTTTGCGCGCCCTGGCCAACCGCGACGGTAGCGGCGGCGTTCGCATTCGCCGTGGTTCGGGCCGTGTCGGCTTCAGATTGTGTCACATCGGTTTGCGCCTTTTCGGCCGCGAGCTGGGCGTTCACCATGTCATTTTCGCGGTTCGCGTCAGTCTGCTCTTTTTGTAGCTCGATCTCTTGCTGCTCAACGTAAAGCTGGCGCTCCTGATCCTGGAACCCCTGGTCCCGTTTCTTATCGGCTTCCGCCTGCGCCGATGCCGCCGCATTGGCAGCATCCCGGCGCCGCTGGGCGGCGGCTTCGCGGGCTTGCTCCTGCGCCGCTGCCTGCGCCTGGGCCTCTTCCTCCTGCTGCTGTTCGGCGGCGGCCTGCGCCTGGTCCTGCGCCTGAGCCTGGCCCATGGCGGCGAGTCCAGAATCTAGCTGCTGTTGCGATTCCTGAGCGAAAGCCGGCACGCAAAGGGAGGTAAGTACAATGCTTGCAAAGATTTTTTTCATCTGATCACCATGGGCCGTGGGTTAGGAGTTAGGGGTTAGGGGTTAAGACTGCTTCGGCGGGCAAACAGCGTTCGGCTGCACGCGGGTTTCATTGGCCGAGGTGGAAACCACAAGCGCGGCGCCCGGCTTGAACTGGCACAATTCGCCAACCTGGCTAGAGGTGAGGGTCTGGCCGTTTTCGTTATAGCCAATCGTTACGCCATCAACCAAGGCGGTTGAGGACACCATCGAGCCGGCCGCCGCACCAGCCACGCCGCCGAGAGCCGCCGAACCAACGCCGGTATTGGCATTGCCGCTCAACCCGCCGCCCAAAAGCCCGCCACCCACGGCGCCGAGAACGCCGCCGACAACTTCAGCCGTTTTCTGGTTCTGAGTGTTATCAACCTGAACCTTGGCCGGCATGACCGTGAGAATGGTGATTTCCTTGGCATTCTGCACCTGGTTCACCTGGTCAGCCTGGTAAACATTGGCCTGCAAATTGGCACCGGGCTGCGAACAAGAGGTGAGGGAAAGGGCGACAGCCGCCGTTGCCGCAAGATATTTTGCCTTCATAATTACTTCCTTCGCTTTCGTTGAGAATTACGGTTTTTCAGATACCCAACCGTCAGGGAGAGGGTGAGCCTTGTGGAAATCAGCCAGCAATTTAAGCCAGCTCAAAATCCGTTCGGGCGTATCGTTTTGTCCATTCATCCAGCGCCACACGCCGCGCTCATTGACCTCCAGAATATCCGCGAGGTAGCGGGGGGACCATCCCAGGGCATCCAGGTAAATGGCGATTTGCGTCATGCTGGTATTTTTGAATTCTTCAGGATATATTTTCAACATTTTTAGTTTGTCTTATCGGACGTGGTGATTATCCACTCTTTTTTCTGATCTATGAATGCCTGAGCCATGAGCAGGCAGTCTTCAGGATCAATATTGGCCACGGTCGCGCAGTCTTGGCCTTTCTCCGGTTTGATAATCAAAATAAAATCGCAACCGGGAAGCAGCGCGGTTAGCAATTCTGCAACAATTTTTGCAGCCTTGGCGCCTTTGTTTAAATTTTCGTCGATCATTGGTAGCTCCAGAAATAGCGGGTTAATCCAGCTAAAAATTCAGTAACAAAATGCGAATCGCCGGTCAATCCGTTTCGGTAATTTGGGCGGGGAGCATTCCCCGCCCTTGTCAGCCTTCAGGCCAACCGCAACTGGCCAGAGCCACCCACCCCCGGATTGATGGCAACACGATCACCATGCGCCTGGCCGGCCTCATAGGCGTTCGCATTGGCGCGACGGGCCGGGGCGCGCTTCGTCTTGATGTTGTAGCGCTTTTCATACTCCGCCGCGACGGCCGCGCCCTTGACCAGCACCAGGGCGCCGCCAGTTTTGCCAGTGGTTTCATCCACCGCGACATTGCGCTCAGCCTTCATGGCCTCCAGGCGGGCGGTAATGCGGCTGGCCATGCCCCAATCGAACCCGCGCCGGTCAGCGTTCGATTCCTTGCGGCCGATCTTTCGCCCTTCGGCCTCTGCCTTCTTCGCCGCCGTGAATGCCTTGAATCCGGACTCGTTCGCCGTGCCAAGCAAATCCATCATGTAGCGGCACATGAGAACATCGGTTTCATGTCCGAAAAACACGATTTCCTTTTCCTTGCCGAACTTCGCAGCGCGGTAGAACACCTTGCAGTCGCAGAATTTGGCAATCGACACGGCGAAGTGGTGGTTGCCTTGCATGGTCCGCTTCACATCCATGCTGGCCTCGGTGAGGGTTTCAAGCGGCTCGTCCAAATCGGCCGGGGTAAAGCCGTATTTATCAACCAGGCGGGCCAGGAGGGCGGCGGCGGTCAGGGCTTCAGCCTCGGTGCAGCCATTATGAACCGTCTTTGCAGCTAGGGCGCGGATGCGGCGGAGAAGGACAGTGCGATTTTCCATGTGTTCGGTCTTTCCAGAATCCCGCTGGACCATTCCAGCGGGTAATAAAGTTTAATTGTCGATAACGGTTAGTGGACAAACAATTTCACAAAAGAGGCAACCTGAAACGCCAAAACAAAGCTAATCATCCACTTCATGAAATTCACGTCCGTTTTGAGGGAGGCCACATCGTCATCCCGCTTGCTCAGCGCCGCCGCTGCCTTCACGGCCTTGTCTTCAGAAACACCCATGGACCGGAAGGTATCGAAAATTTCGCTCTGTATCGTTGTCATCTTTTCACCTTAGCTCGTGTTTCCATCTTTTAAAACATCGGGATTACAATGTCAATCACAATCCCGATGATTTTTTGAGTTAAGCGAAAAAGGCGCGAAAGGCTACGGCCGCAACCATGAAGCCAGCCCAAACCAGGCCAGCGCGGGCGCAGTAGAGCGAGAGGCGCGGCCGGGCCTGGAACCATTCAACAATCCAGGGCCAAACCGAATCGGTGGAGTTCAAAACCCCATCATCGCCTAGCGTGTCCTGAAGCCGGTAGATCGTTTGCACGATCTCGCGCCGCGCCAGGCGCGGGGATTGCTCCAGGTCATCCAGGATAGCCGAAACATCATAAAGTTTTGTCGCGGACATGGTTGCTTTCCATGTGAAGCCCGGACCATTCCAGGCTTTGACCGTAGCCGGTCATGATGCGGGGCGCCTCAGCCCCCCGCCCCATGATCGTCAATGCGCGGTTAGGTGTAGAATGATATGAAGCAGCTCTAGCAGGAGGTGGAGCGCATGGCGCCCCCCATGCTTGTGGCGGCGCCTATGCCCGTGACTCATGCCCTCTCAGGCGTCCAGCAAACGCTAAGCCATAGGCCATTGCACTGGATTGCCCGCGCCTCCAGCTCGCCTTCCAGGCGATGCCAAATCATCACGCCTTCAGCGGTTTCGCTATCATGCGCCTCCCAGCCATAAAGGCATGACGTTCCCACGGTAACGGGAATCGGGTCATGATCCTCAAAATGTTCATCATCCATGAAGGATTCGCAAAGATTTGTGTACGCCTCTTTGAGCGATTCAATCTCTTGCTGCACCATGGCGCGGATAGCGCAATCCGCGATGGCCCTAGCATATTGCACCATGGCTTTCTGAAATTCGCTCGCCTTGAATTGCGCGCCGTCGGCGTCGGATAACTCTTCCGCTTCAGAGCCATGTTCGGATTCATAGCGCTGGATGATCTCCTCGCAATCCGCGTTATAGGTGCAGGCGTTTTCTGCTTCCCCGCCCACCTCATCGTTTGCGGCCTCTTGCAGCTCATCGAAATAATTCGCGCTCTCAATCTTGTTACCGGCCGACTCAATGGCGACGGAGATAGCGGAAGAGACATGAAGTTCAAGTTTTACGGTCATTCGGTTTCTCCAGATTCGCGCTAACCCGTTGCCAGCGCATGTTAAGTTTGTAAACCATCGGGGATGCTATGTCAATTCTATCCCCGATGATTTTAGCGAAAAAATTAGCCGGCCTTGTTCTTGGTGGCGCGGAGGTTGATGCAGATGCCGGGGCTGCTACGGCCGTACCAGATGCCGCCATGGATGTCGCGGATGCGGTAGGCGTTGATATATTTGCCGTGGATGTACGACCGGCGGGTTAGGAAAATCGGGCTGGAAGAGATGACCGTACCCAAAATGTTGCCTTTCCAGCCGGTAACATGCTTTCCATCGCTAGAAACGTAGCAAGTGAAAGGTTTGGAGCGGTCCAGCAATTCCCGCTTTTCGCAGGCATCGACTCCCTCATCGCAGTACACGCGGCCGGCGGAGTCGCGGGCATAATTGGTTGTGAAGCCCTCCACGGCGCCAATAAATTGCTTGCCAGTTTCGGCGCACGTGAGGGTTTGACCGATCAGTGATTCGCTCATGTTTGGTTACTCCAGATAAGCCCCGGCCCATTGCCAGCGCATGATAATTTATAGAACATCGGAATTGATTTGTAAATAGCAATCCCGATGTTTTATGAAGAATCACGCCGCGATTTTTAGCCCGGCCTCGACAATAGCGGCATTCAAATCGCGCTGACGGACATAGCCGGATTCGATCTTTCCAGCATCCCTCAGCCCCGTGAGGATTGAGATGATCATATTTTCGCCGGCGCCGTAGGAGTCCAGCACGCCACAAGCGGCGCGCAGTGAAAAGGCAAGGGAATCGCGTGCCATGTTCAATCCTCCCCATATGCGGATTCGATTTTTTCGTTTGTATGGGCGCAATACAGCTCTGTATCGTCCCAATTTATTTGCACGCTATCAGCCTTCCAGGAGTCGCGGATGCAAGAAAATAGCGTGGCACGCGCTACAAGTTCGAATTCAGCCCATGCCGCCTTGACGCTCAGAGCCTCGCCATCTGACATGAGAATATAAAGGGGATAGCCACCCGGCCAAGCGTAAGGCTGGCGAATCGCCTCTTTAACCTGGCGAAGGATTGCGATTCTTTTTTGGCTTGCCATCATAAAACCTCTTGTTTGTAGCGTTTAAACTTGCCATCCCGCGAGATGGCAATGTTAAGCGTTACTGTTCGGAAATTTCTTTCACGATGCGGCGCAAGGCCGTATCAACATGAGAGTCGTGAGCGTATTTATATATCCGGTCAAAAATTGGTTGCCTCACGATGCTTTGAATGTGCCAAACCAAATCCCAACGAAAGCGTAATTCTGACAAACCATTGGCCTGATAATTCGCCCATATGTCAGACACCTTCCGGTTTCCGACAACGCCAACAATCGCGTTTTTTAGATCATTGTAATCTTGTTGGTTAATTTTCATTGGTGATCCCCGGAATAAGCTTGAAAACGATGAAAAGCGGAATTCCAAATATCGGCGCCAACACAAGCGCCAAACCGGAAAACTGAAACAAAGATTCTGCAATCATGGTACATCCATATCGAATGCCGGATCATTCCAGCATTTGGCCAAATCGCCACATAATCCGCCAGCGCGTAGCGGATTAAATTGTGATTTGCTTACTTTTCGCTGTAACAGAGCGCTTCACCCGGAAGCAGCACGGCGGAGCATTGCTTCAACCATTCCCGTAAATTATGTTTCGGTACTTCATAGTTGAAAACATGGCCATCTTTACGGTGCACGGTCACAAGATACATAACGATTTTTTCGCTCATCTAGTCTCTCCAGTTTGCGGCGCTTGCCGTTGCCAGCGCATG